GAGAAGGCAGGCAGTAAGCAGCTTTAGTTTTATTCAAGATAACCAGCGTTTTAGGTTTTTCTTGAATTTTATTTTCGCCGCTTCCTTCGTTAGCAAACTCGACTTTCATTTTTGCTCCTTTTCGTCTCCGCACAATTTACAGACCGTCCATATAGCCGACAGCCGGCGGGTAGTACATATTCACGCCGCCGATTCGGCCATGAGTATTGACGATAAACGCCAAATTTTTAGCCTGTGGCGGAAGTTCAGTGTACTCAAGAGGAATTTCCATCTCAAGCACCATGCGATCGAAGGGATACATAACAGCTCGTGGCCCAGTTCCTGCGGCGTCCGCTGTTGCGAGCTTGTTCCAGCTCTCGATTCTGACTTCTTGCCCCGCGTTGGTCGTGAAATAGCGCGCTGCAGTGTTCATTGTGTCGCCGGTAGTAGAAACCGGTGTCGTCATGAAACGCCGATAGTTCGTAATATCGAGCACAAGCGTATTGGGCATAAAGACCTCTTTGCACGCAATGATAATCGCGTTCAAAAAGCCGATCATGTCCAAAGCCATTTCAAGGCCAGTAGCGCCAGACCACGTACCAGTAGCCGGAACATAGATCGTGACATTGGGATGATTCGCTAGGCCGGTCAAACCGGTTTTGGTATTGCCTACAGCAGCAACGGTTTCGACTGTCTGCTCAAACACAGTCCGGCAAGCAATCGCATCACGCGCAGACAAACTCTCGCCTGCCGTGGCGGCTCGAATAATGTCCTGGACCGTATACTCATAGGCTTGCCCGAACGGCACAATAGGAACTTCGAAGGACTGCCTTAGCGCGGTCACCAAGGGCAGATCGTCACTATACTTCGCAATGATCTGGCTCATGCCGAATTCGGACCAAGCGTAGTATTTCACTTTTTCCGCTGCCGGAGAAGTATCGTTCGTAATCGGAATCAACCGCCTCGCTTTGAAGGCAACATACCTCTGATCATAGGTAGTAACCTTTACCGCGGTAAGCTCGTCATACAGATTTTTGGTATACCCGCCAGCGTCAGCCCTCGTCACGTGTGCAGGAATAGCGCCGATTTCGAGCATGATTTTATAAAGAAGTTCGTCCATCAGAATCCTCCTTACAGTTTGACTTCCAGGAGACCATAATATCTCCCGTTAACTGTTTGAGCCGCTTCCCAACTACTGTAAGCAGTAATTTCTGTATACCCCGCAACTGGAGTAGCTGCCGTCGAAGCATGGAAAGTGCCTCTAGCGTTCCAGTCGTAAATTGCAGTATCACCAGCACCGGCCACGGGAGTATCCCAAACGATATCCGTAGTCGAATCAGTAGCCGCGATGGTCATCGTGCTGCCGATTTGATAAGTGACCAACTGAATTTGAGAACCGACCACTTGGGCATAAGCTCCTACGATCTGGTTATTGATCTGAGAAGCCGCCGCAGCAAGAGACGTTGTGCCTGCCGGCATTGTCACAGTCTGAACAGCAAAGCCGGCAACCGTAACAGTGAAAGATAGCCCACTGGAATCTGCAGCGAAAGCGGTTGAAAGCACTGTCGCCGGAGTGCCAAGGTCATCTTCGTCTTTCACAAACACACCCAGCGCTCTAGATGTGATTTGCGTATCCGAATGAACCCAAATCCTTCCCTTTCTTACGTAAGCAAAGGGACGATTTTCGCTGTGAGCGCCAAACGGCGCGGTATTCGGGATGCCCGTAACCGGATCTGCTAGCGCTTCTAGCGTTGTGTCCGCAACCGACACGCCCATAAACTGCTGAGTGTCAGTAAACAGATTCAAAACAGGATCAAGCGTCAAATCAGAAGCAGCAGCAATCGATACCGCTTTACCGAAATAGATCCGCTCACTGGCCACGCCCGTGCGCCTCTCAAGAGGCCGTCCTACAACCATGCCGGAATATACCGGCGCTCTTTCGTCAAGAATGGAAGTAATCATTTTATTTGGCCTCCTCTACGCCACGCCCCGCTTGTACCATACGCTGCCGTGCCAGCACATCAGGAGGGAGATCTGATCCGCTGTCCTGCCTTGTATCGGGCTTTGTTCCGATTTCAGGATATTTAGGCTTCGCCGCAGTCGAAGATTCTTCAACAGCAAACCCGGCAAATGCGCCAGCGACATACCCCGAAAGATGCTCTTTGGAGATACCGTCCAGGCGAAGCTGTTTGGACTTAACGACTTGAAGCATGATCTCCTCATTACTCAAGCCATCGGTTCGGATGTCCGGAAGAAGCGCTTTTGCTTTCGCCACAACCTCAGCTCGCTCTTTTACCGCGGCTTCGATATTCTCGGGCGAAAGCGCCGAATCGAGCCTTTTCTTCAGCTCTTCTCCTGCCAATTTAGCCGCGTCAACTTCGCCCTTCAGCCGCGCAATTTCGCCCTCAGCCGAATCTGCGCGCTGCTTGATTTTCTGCACAGCAGCCAAAAAAGGCCCTTGTGCCCCGGGCGCTGTGCTCAATTTATAGACAACGCCGTCAAGCCTAATCTCAAATTCTTCCATCGCTATAATCTCCTCTTTTTTTAGTTGCTCTTCTTCCAGACCACAAAAAGCTCCGCCGTCCATGCGAAAACTTACAGTAGGCCCGCTTCTCCCCCAACCAGAAGGCCCTAGTGCCAAATTATCATACCGAATTCGACGCTGCCTTTGATCGTATTTTTCACCTTTATAAACACCGGGAGTTGGATCGATCACGCACTCATAGCAAGGAGAAAACTCAACAAGTTCGCCCTCGCCTACAGCTCTTATCGCCTCAGGATCCTGAATAATCGCTTCTCCTAACGCGTGATCAGTTGCATCTCTTCTAACGCTGGTAGCTGTCAACCCTACTTGCACCTGCTTATAATTAGCCGTGCTTACCTCTTCCACAACATGGTCTACAATTATAGGCAAAGCCTCTAATGTAGACATAGCTTCAGGCTCAAAAACATCATCGGGGTGCCGAAGCTCACGAATAACGGTTCCGTCGGCTCTTTTGTATTTTAAAATACCAGCTCTCGTAAAAGCCGCGGGTACACGCAAAAACCCATGCTTGGTTTTGCGCGCTTTAGAGCCTAACTTTATGAAATCAAAGCGTTTTTCTACAGAAACTTCATGTTCTTCTTTAGAATCTTTGCGAGAAACTACGATTTCCTTATGAAATTCGCTCATAGTTTAACTATGAACAGAAAAAACCGAAACTGTCAAACCAAAATTATTTCAGCGCACTAAAAATCAACATAGCTATCGGGACAGCCGCGCCGAGTATCGTCCCGATAGCTACTAAAACCTTGGGGCTCAGGCGCCTAGAAAAAACTGCGGGACCGAGCAAGCGTCCTTTTAAGCCTGCTAAATCTGAAACAACATTAGATATTTTTATCTCAGAATTTCCTATTCTATCTTTCAGCTCTGAATGCGATTGCCGTGCCGGACATGAATTTTCATGTACATCCAGCTGTTCTTTTACTATTTTTCGAATGTCATCTGCCGTCGGCTGCTTTTTGAGCATATCTTGTATATTTTTACATATATCTAATACTTCATTTGCCATTTCAGACCTCCAGTTTCGTCAATTTTAATATATACTGTAATGTGCTCTTTCCGCAAACAAAAAGTTGACAGCTATCTAAATCTGATTTAAATTGCTTTCAGGAGGTAATGACAATGACGAAAACTAGATGCAAATGCGGCAGCACGGACACAACAATTTTTAACGGCAGTCCGAGCACTGATGAAGGCAGCCGACTATGCTTGACCTGTGGTCGCGTAAATCGAGGTGGCGGTTGGCGGACTGAAAAAGAGGATGAAGCTCACTACCAGCAAGATTTGGCCTACTCGGTGGCTTTGGCAAACGGTTGGAGGTAACGATAATGACAAAAAGCAAGAAAAAATTAGCGCTCGCTACAGAATACATCAAAGCTCAAGTAGCCTACCGCCGCAAAAAAGCCGAACGAATCGCGGCCGAAAAAGCAGGAGACTATGTAACTATAAGCCTTATCCCTGAAATGAATAAGGTGATAAGGCTTGGTTACGATTTTCGCGCTATGAATAACCCCGGATCGCCCTTTTACATAAAAGGATAAAAGAGGTAACGACATGACAAAAAAACATTTCAAACTCGGCGACGAAGTTTTCTTTTTTGATGGAACATGCTGGCCAGAAAAAATAAAAATAAATGGCATATTCGAAGATCACGAGAATTTTGCTATCTACATTACAAGCAAAAAACACGTAGTGTCCGGTAAAGACACAATCGTTATAGACAGCTATCTGTATGCAACCGAAGAAGCGGTAGAAGCTGCTATAAATGGCCATGTAGCCATGCTGCGCAGCTGGCTTAAGCCTCGACCTTCCACAGAGCCTTCGATCAGCTACGCAGCAAAACTAAATTTGGAGTAAAAAATGTATAATCGGCTGACTAAAATAGTGCATGAATCAATAATGTGGGATACCAGATACCGCATATCTAATTTAATAAACTATATGGCATCAGAGATAGAATCAAAAATAAATTCTATCGAAGAAAGACTTTCAAAATTAGAACAAATAAACAAAGATTCAGATGACTTCTGGAAAAGCATAGCGGAAATGAGTGAGGTCAAAAAATGAAACAAGCAGTAACAATAGTGTGTAGAAAACACAAAACTTCCGACACCGTGCTAGTAACGAACGGTAAAATTCCACTGTTTCGCTTTAAACAAATAACTAGATCTCTTTGCGGAGATGAGAAATGCCTTTTGAATTTCTATAGCGATCATGTAGATAATTTATTGATTATAGATAATGATCAAAATGTGACTGACTTGTTTTATACGCACTCGATGAAGGACCTTCCAAAACTCTAATCCATACGATCTAAAGCCGCTTCTGCATGGCACATACAATGTATAGCTTGTCCTGGATGCCCGTCTTCCGGGGGCCTAGACCACAAGAAAAATTTACCTTCTCTTGCTGCGTGTAAAGGCCTCACTCTTCCGACTATCCTAGTTGTGCGCCAATAATAGCCTTTAATGCCGGCTTTTACTTGACGATACTCGTTCATCTGCCCCCAAAGCTTGCCTGATTGATCGATCGCAATTAATTTAGAATTATTTCTGCCGTATCTATAGACTTTAGCTATTTGTTTTTGAAGCTCATCGGCTCGCATATTAGAATAAGCCACATCTCTAAAGAGGCCTTCTAAACGCTGCGCTTCGGTCATAGATGTGTTTGTTATTAACGCCACATTTCTTTTTATCCAATTCTCGATCATATCCTCGGGCACACCGGTTTTGTGCAAGCCCAACGCCTTAGTGCCTGCTATGTTTGCATAATAGTTCTTGTTCGCAAAATCAAAATTTAGAGCTTCTCTGCTTATCAAGCCCCTCAAGCCAAGACGAGCCAATACCGACACTACAGCAGCTTTAAGCCTATCTATCAGCCTGTCATCTACTGTTTCCGCGTCCATTCTGGTCTGAACCACGCGCTGTAACTCGCTGTTGACCTCTCTGATTATCCTCAGTGTCATTGTTCTGTAATGCATCCGCGCCGCTCGAATTGTCCGGCTCTTGCTCTGTGCCATAAGGCTCCTCCTCAGCTTTCATCGCACGCGCTTCTATGTCTATAACAATATCCGAATCTGAATCAGGTCCAAAGCGAGAAATCCCTATCTCCTCTTCAGTTAGTACTCCACGATCCAAATAAATAGCATCGGTTTCAGCCTTCGCTTTATCGTCTTGTATTTTTTTGGACGGAGACACAGACCTAACATCAGAATATTTCAAAGCCCAATTGTCAGGCTCTCCAGAAAAGGGGCCATCAGAAGCGGCAAAAATATAACGTATCAGTTTCTCAACTTCGGGAGTCACTGACAGCTCTCTGAAGTTCTCTACTCTAGAATAAAACATCTCAAGATCTGATTCTCCGGTGGCATTCATACCGGCAGGAGATCTGCCCATAATAATCGTTACGGGTATTGTAGTCGCTAAAGAAAGCCGATACATCAACTGGTCAAAAGCTTCAGTAAGACCCGCAAACGATACCGGCACACGCTCAAAACGTTCAGAGGCGGCATCTAGAACAAGCGCTCTAAGCCGATTTCTCATCATATCCATAAGCGTCATGCGCTTTTCAATGACGTCTTCCTCATCGCCCGCAAGCGCTTCTATATAACCATCAATATAGAAAACTCCCTGACTCGCCTCACCGATCATAGCCGACAAAGTATCCCAGCTCATTGACGTCTGCCGGATTACTTTGTTCGCTCGGTTTAACAGCGAATAATCAAAACCGCCTCTATTCGATTTTTCGTCGTCGGGCGTTCTGACGCCGCCAAAAACAAGCACTCTAGACTCGTGCACGTCTATAGACTCACCTTTATGCTTAGCTCCTAGAGTGTAGACCTTGGGCTCTCCATATTTAGGCTCCTCTGCATTCTCATAGTACTCTTTTATCGTAACTCTTCGTTTATCATACACAGTAAGATGCAAAATAGATCTTATCCTATTTTCATCTACCGGCTCTGATAAATCCTCGGCTCCATCATCCAGACCTATTAAAACAACACCTATCCCGAAGACATTCCCCCACACTGCAGCTTTGGTTAATCTATTAATAGCAGACAAACGCTTAAGCTCGTCCTTCATCAACTTCTCAGATTCTTCCTTCGCCCCCAGCGCGTCTGTATCATACTGAGAACCTACTCGAATATTGATATTGAAGCCTTTCTTTATCGCATACTCGGGATAAGTATCACAAACTCTAGCCGCAATATCATTTTCAGCGTAGATTAATGCCGCCTCTTGATCAGACAAATGGCAACCAGGAAAAAACCTTGTCCATGTGTCCGCATCTCTGGACGTACCGACACCCGTTATACTATTTACCCAAGCGTCTGCGCGTCTTACTATAGACGAGGTTGCTCTAGAGAAAGCTACAGCTCGTTTTCTGAAGTCTATCATGAGAAAAGCCTTTCTTGTTTTGACATAGCGTCTTTCAACATCTTTATGCTCTTCGTCTGCAAATAGAGCAACGCTTGAGACGACGCATCTACTTGATCATCATGCTCTTTTGCTGGGAAACCTGTCAACTCGCTTATGTAATGCCCTACCCACTCCACCGAAGCGGGCGGAATAAAAACCTCTCCGGCCTCCCATACAGGCTCCATCGCATGGACACGAGCAATCTTGCCTCCTTCTGGCTCAACCAAACGAAGGCCTTTTATTCTTTTCCGCATCACATCATAAACAGCAGGCCCATTTGCCTTATTCTCTATGAGCTTTTTAAAGGTTTTTGGCCACTTTTTAGATAAGCGCTTGATCGCCAGGCACGTATCTACAAGCCCCATCCGCTCACAAATCTGGTCTAGCAGATAGAAATTGCTGTCACTTCCTAGAGCCCACACTTGACCGCACACAAAATCGGTGCCGTCCGAATCTTTAAAAGTGCAATCCCAGCTCTGAATCATGGTTATCCACCGAAGCGGCAGATTATCCGGCTCCCAGTGCCTTACCCAATCTCCATGGATGATGTTACCTTCGAGCAGGATCGGATCTTGTTGATGCTGTGCGCGCGCTGCCCGCGACCCCATCTCTTTTGCTTGTTTTTTGACTGCTTCTTCCGGAAAACGCTCAGGAAATAACAGATCCCCCTCATCTGTTCTAGGATCCTCAAAACCTATGGATGTAAAGCACTTACGCTTAAACTCAAAAGACATAGGCAGCATTAAATGCTCATAACCGCCCTCTTTAAGCATAGCGCCAGCTAAATCAGCGTCATGGAGCCTCTGCATGATGATTATGCGCGCCGATTTTACGATACTTACCAAGCGGGAGGCCATGGTTTCAGTCCACCAAATACGGCAATCCTCAAGCGCAGTTCCAGATACAGTGAGCGCTCGAGTAACCTCAAAAGGCTTCAGCGGATCATCTACCAGCTGGATGTCGGCATGCTCCCCCGTAGCGCCTCCTCTGACGGTTGTAGCCATACGCCAACCGGCAGCATCGGTATCGAATTTATTTAATGTGCTTGTAATTAATTTGAAGCGCTCTCCCCATCGGCGCTGATAAAAACGAGACTGAATTAAAGTTCTGGTGCGGAAAGCGTCTCGAAAGGATAGCCGATCCGTATACGATCCGAACATCAGCTTTTTGCCAGGAAGATTTCTGGGCCCCCAAATCCAAGAAGGGAAAAACACACAGCAAGTCAGAGACTTCATCGTGCCGGGAGGCACATTTATGATCAAGCGCGTTATTTCGCCGTCAACGACTGCCTCTAGATGCTCACAAATAGCGCCTATGTGCCAATTATCGACAAATTCATTCGACGGCTCCACCGTCGGCCAAGCCAACTTTATATATTCATGAAGAGATCTGGACCCTAGCTCTGCTTCAAGAGCTTCATCATCGAATACATCATAAAGAAGATCTGACTCATTCATCTTCCTTAACGACTCGCGCTTTTCTTCTCAGCTCTCTGAGTTTTACTAAATCCTCAACAGATAATTTTGTTGGGTCAAGATCTGATTTGACGTTAACTGTAGTCTCGTCCGAAGGTAAATCTCTCGATAAACGCTCTATCGCTACGCCTGTCTGAGCTAAACTAACAAGGTGATACACCGGCATGGGGTCTGCATCAGGCGGCAAGCTATTCCATCTGCCCAGCTGCTTAGCGGCTACAGCAAGCATAGCAGCCCCTACCGCTGCATGATTGGCCTTCATCCGGCGCGCCTCCATCGCCTGCCTAGTAGCCAATCGGGCACGCGCCGATGAATCCCAAGCGTCTATTCTAGTTTCCCAATTATGCTTTTCATATAGACTATTAACATAATCAAGATCATAGCCGTTCTTCGTCACATACTCTTGAAAATCACGATCATCCGGCTCCATATCTCTAAAGACTCGATAGATATGAAATTCCTCATCAGTCTCTTCAGGAGATCTGTTCCAAATAGCCAGTTTATAGCGAAGGTCCTTCCGCTTCTTTCCGCTTCTGGCTCGATAGTCTATGCTACCATCCGGCAGAATCTTATCGTCGTGCTTCCCCAAACTGCCCACCAACTCCGTTAAACTTCGCACAAATTCTATCTTCAATAACTACAGGAGACACAAGAGCCGACCATTGTGTGGGCATACTAGCTAAAACGCTACCACAAAGCAGGCATTTTATAAGCAATACACCTGGACCATTTATATGATCTAGCTCCTCAACTAGAATATGACCGGTATCCGCACAGCTCATTTTTTCCTTCCGCCTCCGCCTTTTTTCTTTGTTTTTCCGCATCCCATAACGCCTCCTTTACATTGGTGGCACAAACACCTTAGATCTATTTATAACCGATCTGACTCCTTTTCCGCTACAACTTTCCGAGGTCGGCATAAAAGACGAATTTAGCTGCGGATCTCCTTCAGAACCGTCAAAATCCCAACCGTACTCCAGCTGCCATCCTAAAAAATCATACCGGCCTCCCAACTCGCCAAACGAAGTATCTTCGGCAAAGCCAAACTGCATATCGCCGCCAGTCTGTAGAAAATAACAATTTCCTTCAAAACTAGTTCCTGCCGCGGCCAACTCATAGATTCTATCATCGATAGCAGTGTAGATTTCTATGGGCGGATCTTGCACATTCGAATCAGTAGCCACAAAAACATTATCCGAGACAACATTATCGCTCAAATCCTCCCATGGCGCACCTTCACCTTCAGAATTAATATCTGTAGGATAAAAGAAAAAAGGCTTATCTGAAATTACTGTATTGTGATCGACTCTAGCGCCGGTTAGATGGGTAAGACCACCCCAATCCCTAAAATCGATAGCGTGACCAGGCCCCCAACCGGAATAGTTATACACTCCGTTAACAACATTATCCTGCACTACAGCATTGTTAGTAGAAATCCCAATAGCCGCAAAACGATGATTCTCAAAATAATTACGCTCTACTCTAAGCTCAAAATCATGGTCCACCGAAGAATGCTTATGCTTCAGCCCGCATCCGGAATATTCAGATCCGGGCTCTCCTGTCTGGTAAATAACATTATCAGCTACAGTTATTGTCCCTTCGCCTCTGTGAAGAAACACATTACAGCTATTTTCAGTTTGGTTATTTTGCGCCGCCGATACTCTATCATAATTATCAAAAATTATAGAGTTTGTTAATGAACAGTCTTTAGCTAATCTGAATTCGACACCGGCTATGTTGTCTCCAACCCACCCATCCGTACTAGATATGGAACAATGATCAATATTGACCTCATTAGAATTCAGATCTACAGAAATCCCTCTGTAGTAAGCTTCTCTAATATCCAAACCCACAACATTAACAAACGACGAATTTAGAAAAAATACTCCCATGCCTTGACCAGCAGGATCGATAATTACATGTTCTCCCGGGTAGTTTCTAATCGTGATAGGAGCCGAACTTTCACCGTGAACATAATGAAGATTTAGCCACGCAGGAACATACATATTATCCGTCCCTTGAGCGACAGTCGTATACATACCGGCTCTAAGATATACAGTATCTCCCGGCTGCAGACTAATATCCGGCGCTTGCTCTGCTGACGAAAAAGGTGTGGTAGACCTCCAAGGAAGCTCAAAAGTTCCAGGGTTAGAATCATCACCTAGAACCGAATCAACAAAATAGCTCTGCAGCGGCACTACCGATGCATCGACACCGGCATCGTCTAAAACAACGGACGTATCCGTATCGGTGTCCGGCTCGGTTTCTTGCTCTAATTCCGTACTAGCGTCCGTGTCCGTATCGGTTTCTTGCTGTAATTCCGTGCTGTTAGCTGCACCAGCATCCTCGGAAACAGTAGTTGTGTCCGTATCGGTATCGGTGCCGTCAGGATAGCATATTTCTATACACCTCCTGCTCGACAAATCAGCACACACTTGAATACAAACTACATCCCCAGCATCTCTAGGCACTAAACAAGAATCTGTATCGCACCCGACCAAAAAGAGAATCAATGCCAAAAATTTACGCATGTACACCTCATAGTTAAATCGGAATAACCGATAATTTTTAAAAAACTCACTCGCGGCAGTTAAAACTGAGACTGTGAAAAGTTCTACTCTTTAATGAACATACACTTACAAACAGTCAATCACTGTTTTGCTTTTTCGATCAATTGATTTATATCTCGTCAGAACCTAATAGCTGAACGCATTCGTTTCAACTTACACTTAGTTGTTGTCGCGAGTGAGCACAAACGCCAGCGTGCGCCTACACTATAGGGTTTGGGCCTATAGAATGCAAAGCTGGCGGTATTGCCTTACAATCACTTCACCAATTTAGAAGTAGAAACAAAACGAAGAACGGTCATCGTCAGCCCTACCGCGGAAATTATCAATTCGGTAGCATCTCCAGAATTGATAAAAAGCGCTAACCCGCTCAGCGTAGCCGCTATTCCTACCTGTATGGTTTTAGACTTCCACCAACTTTTAGTATTTTCAACAGAAATTGAATTCTGCTTTAGCTCTTTTAATATAGTATCTGCTAACTTCTCAACCAGCTCTTTATCCGAAGTTTTAGAGAAACTGCCCACTAAAAGATCTTCAACTTCTTCTCTTTTATCTTTATCCATATTACACCTTCATATTTCCCGTAATTTTAACTTTCCAAAGGCTATCTTCCATTTTCTTGCTGATAACATCTCTAATCCAAGTATTTAACATAACCACAAGCGCGGGGCAAACATCCTCTACATCTTCAACCGGCTGAACAACAGTATAACAATTAAAACCTTTTAGCTCTAGCATAATCGATACACTCCTCTATTGCTCTCTACTTTACCTTCTGCAACAAGCGCTTTCAAGATAGGACAAGCAAAAGCCGATGCTGAATAATAAGGTCGCCCCATCGCCATACCTAACTCTTTAGGGCTAAGCCACGGCCTTCCTGATACAGAACGCATAAGATCAAGCATCTCTCTTTTCTTATCTTCCATTCTCATTTTTGATCTCTGCAACAAAACCTGTACCTTTGCAATGAGAACATTTAACTAAATGCTGTTTCTTGATATAAATAGAAGCAAATCTAGAGCCCGAAATCTCATAACCACAATCCTCACACTGAATAAAATCGTTATTATGCAGTTTTTCACAATCATAATTTTCGCATTCTATAATAAAAAATTCGGTAGACTTGCATTTAGGGCAAATATAATCTTTATCAGGAACTTGCACTTTAGTGTGTTTAAATTTGCATGCCATTTTAAAATCCATTCTCAATGCACTCAATTAGATGCTCGGCAGTTATGTTTCGATCATTTTCGGGACGCGACAACAGACGCATAAAACCTCTTTTCGTTTCCGAATCTTTAAATACTATTGTCACTGTCACATCGGCCTTACTCAATCTATACCCATCTCCATTTAAATTGTCAAGTTTCGCTTTCTCCCGAGCTTCTTTTTTAAGCTGCCTGAACTTCTCAGCATCTTCTTCCGATAAAGCACTCAGATTCTCTTCAGATTCAGCGCTATCAGCCATAGCCGGCAACGGTATCGCCTCCTCCAGCTGCCGCATCCCTTCCGCCGCAAGCGCCTCTAATTCCTCTTCAGGAGGCCCAAATATAGCCTCAACATCATCTGAAGAAAAACCAAAGTCTTTTTCAAAATCAAAATCGCCTAAATCTGCGAGCTGAGTCAAAACATCATAATCCCACTGCCCTTGCGCCGATGAATTATTCAGAAAAACATTCGCTTTGATTTCGTCCTCTTCCGAAAGATGAACTTTAGATACAGTAAGCTCATAATCAAGATGCCCATGCAAAGAATCCAAAATCTGTATCCGTTGATGCCCGGCAACAAGGTTTCCTGTAACCTCGTTCCACACAAGAGGCGACAGAAGACCAAACTGTTTCGATTTGATGAAGTGCCTTAGTCTCTTCTTAGCATCTTCAGAAATCAGCCTAGGGTTATATTCGGCTAAATTTATTTTGCGCCTAGAAATAACAATAAGCTCGAACGATTCGTATTTATTCGCGGGCATACTGTCTCTTATACTTGAAAACTAGACTTTCCAGATTAGGAAAAAATCTAACTATTCTATCATAATCTTTCGGAAAATTTGATTTTATCCAAACCAAGCCTTCGGTATTCGGGACCCACATAGAATTTTTAAGGCCCATATCGTATGTTATAGGAAGCTTAAGTCTGTTCTTTTTGCAATAAGCATTAACTTGTCTATCCGACCACTCAATTATCGGGTAAATAGTCTTACGCTTAGAATCTACTCCATCAACCAGCTTTGACAGCATGCCGCGCCGAGCTAAGCTGTCTTTCTTTTTTGCTCCCGATATTAGCCAAACATTATCAAACTCAGCTCTAATAAGCGCCATAGCATCCGACTCTGTATATTGCTTTTTACGAACGTTGCGCATAGCAGAAAATAAACTCAGAGCTTCATCCGAAGGCCTGCGTATTATATTTACTTTCCATTTTTTCTCGTAATGTCTTAGAATAGACTCCACAAAAGACAAACCCGGAACAAAATATAAAAATATAAAATCTTTTGGCAGCAGATTCTCTCTATGAAGAATATCGGCTGCCGCGATACTATCTTTTCCAGCGGAAAAAAGGACAGCCGCAGGCTCTTCTTTAAGCACTGCGGCTTGTTTGGGTGGGAGAATCTGCATCTACTTTCGCGTAGATCTTGCTGTTTGCCCTCTGCCGCGGCCAAACAGCCGAGCAATGCCTTGTCGAAGTCTTCTGAATAAATTCATTGCTACTTCCTGCTTGCTCTGCCGGAACTGCCTTGCCCAATAGCAGCAAGACCGGCTCTAAGAGAGCGATTTCTATCCATAACGGGCCTCCTTTCTGCTGATGTTTTAGCGCTTCAGCATACTAATAATAACACAAAATTATTTTTTGGGCGCCATCAATTTGCCACAATCCACAACCTCTTCCGGTTTCGCCGCCTGCATAACACAGTCAACCGGCAGCAACCCGGACGATAGCGCAATATCACAAAACGCCTCAAACGGAACATTCTCGGGCAGCCTAGAGGTTATGTACTTCTCGACTGCATCATCAACCAACGAAGCACACAGCTCAAAATCCATACAGCCAATCTCCTGCAGATGCACTTTTACCTCATCGCACGTATGAATTGATACTTTAGGCAACTGCAACGGCTCGCCGCCACAACCCAAAATCGAAATCAACAAAACAAGTACACTAACCATTTTCATGTCTGCTCCTTAACGGTTCCATAACCGCAGTTTACCTTTCACGCCTATCTCAGGCTCATCATAAGCTACTGGATTGCCTCCTTTGGAAGTTAAATCTTTTTGTTTGACAGACTGAGACCACGGAGCCCACCATCTCTTACGCATTTGTGCTTCTTGCTCTGTACGTATCCTGCGTGGACGTGCCGGTCGCGCGGCCTGACCTCCTCCAAAAAGCCCATCATCTTCTATCCAACCAGCAGCTCGAAGACTTGTTCCTGGCTCATCCTCATCTGTGTAAGTGAGCAAGTCTAACACGCCCATGGCGCGAGATGCGCGGGCACATGCCCCGTACAGCATCGAACACCCATTAGGAACTCCTTCCTCTACAGCAACTCTCACTACTTCCAGCCGGTCATAAGCGGGCGGATATGGTCTGTCCTTCTGTTCTACACCCAATTTCCTAGCTTTTGGTGCGCCTACCAACGCCACTCCCCGAAGTTGCCCATCTACCCATAGACTGATTGCCCACATACGGTGGTGGGCATGTTTAAGCCTGCGATGAGTCTGCTCAACAAAACGAACTGCGTGCTTTATTGGATACGGAGCTGTTATCATTCTATTAACCAATCCGGTCATTTTCGTGTCTGCTCCTTAACGGTTCCACAACCGCAGTTTGCCTTTTACTCCTATCTCAGGCTCATCATAAGCTACTGGATTTTCTACTAGCCAATGATAGCAGCCTTCCTGTGCCCACGGAGACATAGAATCTCTAACAATATCAACCAGATCGAACTGTCCTACGACTGCTTTATTTACAAAAGGCAAAATGGACGCTCTTTTCAGCACATCTACAAAACCAGCTCCTGGCTCTTCTGAGACGCCTAGAACCGCTTCTGCGTGCCGACACATATCCTCGTAGCCTCTAGCGTACCGATGCAGCTCTCCGTACGGTGTACCGTCATCTATCGCCGCCTGAACGATCCTCTTTACCTCGTCCGGCAACCAGTCCGAATCTGGCCACACAAACGACTGTTGACCGCTACAGTGGATTTGGACGGTTCCTCGATAATCTGTAGACCATGTCCGATTTTCGACGTCTTTCAGGCCGAACGCGACCAAATAGGCCTCAGGATTTCTGATTGACAAGACCTTCATACCGACCAGTTTAACACAACTCGATTTAAATGCAAAAACTTTCACTCCAAAAAGCTCAAATATAATAATTTCAAGTAGTTGGCCTATTGAAGTAAATGAAAACATAATAATTCCGTAGTGTTGGCCTATTGAGGCCTATTGAGCCAAACCCTATCGGCCCTGAATTAAATTAACAATAACGGCTACATAGATATGATTAGGGCCTATTGGCCTATTGCTATATACTCCCCTTCAGGAAAAAAACACACATGCGATTTTGCGTGATCTTTTTTTATTATATAAAATTTTTATAATTTTCCTCATACGAATTATTAGCAATAGGCCAATAGGCCCGTATCGAATGTAACACATTGTAATCGTTAGTTTTTATCTAGGCCTAATTGTATATTTGGCATTTAGTGCATGTTGCAAAATAGCAGGCTAACTTGCTGATATCTATAGAAAATAAATTGGGCCTATTGATCTAAACCAGATATTAATTAATAGGCCCGATACATTTTTTATAGGCGAAATAAAAATTGTAAAAATCTGAAATCATTAGAAAATAAATTGCGGGCCTATTCAAGTGCTTGATTTTATTGTATTTGGTATATTATTGTAATTATTACAGTACATATAGAAAAACAAATAAGTCATAAAAAATAATAAATTTACAAAATTCATATGAGGCAGGTGTTTTTTGTATTTTTTGGCGAATAATATAGAGCATAAAATTAAAATAATTCGTAAAATTTACACATTGCATATGTGGTATATCATAACAAAAAATAGCATATATGCAACGTTTGTGTGCGCATAAATACTGTAACAATTACATTATATGTTTAACGTAATAATTACAATAGCTTGAATAGGCCCTCAATTTATTTGTTAATGATTTCAGATTTCTAGAGAGGCAGTGCAGTGTCGTTGTAAAATTTTATTTTTTATTTTTGTCTAAATCTGGTTTAGATTTTTCAGGTATTTTTGTCACGAAAACTTGGCCTATAATGCCTGCTAAAGCGCCGCAGTTTGGGCACCATAATATCCAGTCTTCTTCATCCAGCAAAAGCATCTGCTCTTTGCAGTTTTCGCATTTATATTCGTCCATGTTACTTCGGCTCCTAGTAGTGCATTTTTGGGTTTTCTAGCATTTCTAGTAAAAGATCTCTGAAATCACCAACGCTTGATCCTGTCTTTATGTCTTCTAGATACTGAAGCGTATAAGTTTTATCGTATATTCTGGCGGTCGCGAAGCCTAAAAGTTTTCCTTCTTTAGAGCGTAACCTTATGCTCCAAGTAGTCGAATTAATTCTGTTTAAATTTATGTTGTTTGGCAGACAACTCTCTAGCTCTCTCAACAACAGCCCTGCTTGTGATGCGCGTTCTGCCAAGAAAGAGGCAGCTTTTTGGCCTTCTAGGTAGGCGTGATAAAAATCTAAATTGCTCATTTTGGCTCCTTTCCGAATACCTTTAAACATGCAGAGACAAAATCATCCCAGCTCATCACTTCAGAAACTTCCATAAAGTCTTTGAAAGTGTTTAGATTTACTTCCCAGCCACCGGTAGGTGCCTTGGTCGCGCGTTCGTTTCGGTGCTTTTTGAATCCTGCTTGCGTCAGCAGGTGTCCTATGTGCTGCGTGGTAGGCCTTTTCAGACCCGAGCCGGCGACAACCTTAGAGGTAGCCCAAAGCTTGTGTAAGCGCCCGGGAGATATGCGCAGCTTTCCTAAGTGGTCCACTACAAGAGGCAGCCTATCTATGTGGCCAGGAACCGATGTGCGCGTTTCGAAATCGATAGCGTCTAGGGCGATCTGCCATAAATAATTCAACATATCGTTTCGGAAACGGCTGCGCATCAATACCGACATATCTACTCTAGGAGCAACAAATAGACGCCCTTCGCTCTTGAAGTTGGTGTTTTCCTCAATAAATCTGATGTATTCTAAAAGAGACGATCCCTCACGTAATACATTAAGTTCGTCCGTTCCTGCCCATTTCGCCTCAAAAGCTGCCACTGCGGGCTCGTTCACGTGAATCAATAAAAAGCGCTCCATTGTCGCCACAATAGAGTCGGCATCGACTTCAGAGCTGAAGACGTGACTATCTCTGTTTACCGAAACAAGATGCCGAGCCGCGGTTTTCAAAGCGACAATCGGTAGCCCCTTCGGTTCTATAAACTGCACTCGAGATGTTATGCTATGCCTGTAAAGTTCTGGTTGGTCTTTACCCATCGGAGTCTTTACTAGTTGCTCATCAGACCATATTGTAGGGTTTTTCAGGAGGCATGTGTTGTGTTTCGCAAGAGCATGTTCGGCGCGATTTGTGTGACTGACCTCCTTGTCTGTCCAGAAACGGCCTAGTATTTCCATGATTCGGGATTTCCAAACACCAGGCCCACCGACTAGAGTTAGCGCCGGCAGCGGCTGATTCAGATTTCTAAATTGAGACAGATAGGCGAAAAGATCTTCGGCTCTAAGGCCCGCCACGGCTATCAGAAGCTCCTCAGCTATCTGATGGAATTTAGGCTCCCAAGCAATCCAATCATAAGCTTTCAGATATAGAGTATCTTCGTCTTGAACTGTAGGCGGATCATTTGGGTAGAATATTACTTCTTTGATCGTGGTTCCGTATTCGTGACACAGCTCGGTAGGCGACTTCATCGTTCGACCTCTTTTAGTCTCTTTGAATTCCTTGAGACCTTCTATTTTTCCTAGCTGATTTCGGACAACTACTGGTAGCGTTATTCCAGGCCAAGGCCCAGTGTATGTTTTTTTCTCTAAATCCCAGACATAGAAGCTGTTGCCGTGAGCTAGAATAAGCTTACCTATTCTGTCCCCTAAAGCGGAAAATGGGACATCCTTAGTGGATCGATCCAACATCTTGGATAAAGTAGCCGCCATGGCCTCAGATTCGGCTATTCTCTCTCGAGCGCCGTTTACGCAGCCCAACCAATCAGGCATCGCAGCGGCTTCTTCGCCGGCCCACATTTCGGGCCAACATTCCGCCTCTAGGTATTCCGCGGCAAACCATTCAGCGTCCAATTGCGGCCACTTTTTGACCAACTCCATAGTTACTTTTAGGGTAGTAGCGTGCCGGCTACCCTTCGGAGCGTAGCTTTCGCCCCTCAATATAGCTTCGACGGCAGTTGCTATTTTTTTGTAGGCCGGCACAGGAGAATCCCGAAGTTTTTTTGCCAGATTTTTTAGTTCTTGCTTTTTTGGGCGGTCTCCAGTAACTTGGAATTCATCATCTGCCTCTGTTTCGTCTCTCTCAGTAGCCGCGGCGCTTGCGGCTACGTCTATCTTCGATATCGGAAAAGGTGGACCTTTGAATCTATACCGTTCTTGTGTTCCTTCTATTCGATGCTGAGGCCCGAGGAAGAAGCGCACTCTATCGCTGGCTTGCTTATCGTAGGGCAGTTTTAGCGCCCGAGACACGGCTTGATAGACTGCCTCAAAATGTTTCTTGTTGGTGTTAGGTACAGGTTTATCCAAGGCCACCATATAACGAATTCTAGGATTGTCTGGAGTGTGCTTCCATGTGGAATAGACTACAGAATCGTAAGACGACAGAATCGGCCAAGCTTCTGCTAACTGATCGAAGTTGATATTATCTATATCCAAGACCAGTATTTGAACAGAAGAATCCAGCGCTAAATCTGATATTTTTCTAGTCCTACTTCCCTCTTTGTACTTGGCTATAACAAAACCGGCACCGCGGAGCTTGTCCGCTTCTGTTTTGCATAGAACAGATGGGCACTTCTCTTCGTCCCCAAAAATATCAAGTATTTCAGATGGATTTCCGCTTACTTTTTCGGCGGGCGGCGAGTTTATATTGTCGAAAAGATAGACATCCATGAGACCTCCTTCCGCTTGATCTTATGCCGTCATGTCTATCTAGACAACTCCATAAACTGATCGTGGAACGCTTTCTGCATTTCTACGAAGTAGGATCTGCCGTCGGCCGCCAGGCCGTTGTCTTTTTGGCGCTTTACCCAAGCCAGGAGAAGATTGTACTGCTCACCAGTCAATCGCAACATGAACATTTTATTGTCCGTTTTTTTCATCTTTTCTGTGTTAAGCGCTCCCATTAATCAAACCTCCGATGTTATTTCTTCTATACTTTCTAGATCTAAACGCCACGTGTAGATGCTACTGTATTTATTTTTTGTCCATCCGCCATTTTTCGAATAGCGAAGACCGTCAGAGGCGTACCAGTATTTGAGCGTTTGCCTAAGCATTACAGATCTACTTGCTTCAGTAGGAGTTACTCTCAAAGTTAGATACTGTATTGCACGTCTTTTATGCGTAGCTTCTTTGTTGCTCATGCGCCGCCTCCTTGCTGTATTTAAATTACGTTTAGTTTAGGTAAAAGTCAATATAGTTTGGACAACAGCCAAACAATCAATATAGAAATAGTAAATACTTCAATCATGTTTCTTCTCTACGTACCCCTCATCTGTTAATGATAAGGTGGAGACAACGTTATAGTTGTTATCCATTAAACCGATTGTTTCACCTATATTTAATCTGCGCTCGGCTTCTTCACACGCCAATTCGTCGACAACAATACAGCTATCTTCATTCCTTTCCATGATTTCGCCCTCAGCCCACCTTATCATCATCCAACGTTTGATTTTAAACATTTTTAGCGCCTTTTAATTCTCTTCTTCATCGTAGTCTTTAGCGGCCGCTTGATCAAACAGCGCCAAAAGCGCCGGTTCGATAGCGTTTCGCATTGTTTGCACTTTAGCCTCTAAATGCTCCAAAATTTCTGGGGGCACTTTATTAGACTTTTTCAGCTTATCCAGCGCTATAGTCAAGCGAGACAGCTCAAAAACCGCCGCTTCTTCTCTTTTGTTCATGTTACACTCCTTATAAACTCGATGTCTTCTTCACAAAAATCGTCCGGTGGGTTTTCGTCAACATACTCCCACATTATACAATTTTCGTTGTCTATATGCTCTTCTTCGTCAACAAAACTTAGGTTTATTCGTCGTCCTTGTGCAATATAATGCACCATCTCATGGATAACAACCGCCAGCAAAACATTGTAATTAGCGATATTGTCTCTGTACAAAAGGATGTCGCTGGCGAAAGCTTCGCCTGTGTGCCTTTCGTCGCCGGGGTTGTCGTCTAGACACGTTATAGAATCTAGGCCATCGTTTAGGATGTCGCTATTTTTTATTTTTCTGATGCCTCCGATCTCTATTCTTTCGTAGCCCGCGGCTCTGTTTATTTTATCCGCGCCGGTGTAGATAGCTCTTACTTCGTCGGCATTGCAGTTATTGTCAATATATAGCCTACCGTCTTCCTCGCAAGCCAAAAGAAAAACAAAGCAGGCTATCAGTAGCTTTTTCATTCCGGCAGCTTTTTTATGGAGTCTAGCAGCCGCTCTACGTCAGCTTCGTTTAGATGGCCTTCTACGTCGTCTGTTATAGGTGTTGTATAGTCTATAAAGCCATCTTTGCTAAGAACTGCCAATTCGTAGAGGCCTTCAGATCCACCATAAGTGTAGGGTCCTCTAACGACAGAGGCACCGTATCCGTTTTCAAATTTAAAAACCCACTGCTCATTTAGGAGCTTAAAATTATGGCTTTCGAAGACATGATTAAATTTTGTTTTATCTTTTTTCATTTCATCCTCCTTATTTTTTTCATAAACTCAATTGCCTGGAAATCATGTGCCCAAACTACATGTTTACAAAAATCGGCATAGTCCTTGTTGTCCTTATAGATGCCATTGTCATCAAAAAGAGTTGAGGCGACAGTACAAATCACATTGTGCCTACAAATTTGTGCTAAAGGAAAATCCAACATAGACTCGATTACTTTCCAAACTTGCTCAGTATCGATTTCAATTTTCATTTTGTACTCCTTACTGCGGGTAGCACCCTTCGCTAAAAACTATCTTCACTATATCGATGTTGTTTATAGAGGCTAAAGCCATGTTGATTTCTTTAAGCTTTTCGGAATCTAGATCTGCCTTAACCATGTATTCACATAAATAGCGCTTGTTTCCGTACCAAAAAGAGACACGCCTTTTGTTATAGCAGTAATAGTCTTCTCCGTCACGTTTAGCAAAGGCCTCTGCTGACGCATCAACGTAATGTTCTTTTTTGTCCTCAATTCCGCCGAAAAATCTTAGTTTTGGCATTTTAGATCTAACTTTCTCGCACATTCTGGGCAGTAGTCATGTCCGCTCTTAAAACGCCAGCCACAATGTTCTGCATATAGCACGGCAGTAGCGGCATTTAAAGTTTCAACATGTAGAACCATTGGACATCTGATGTGCTCACGTAGGCCTATATCGACAGGCGCGTCACAACGTATTTCGAAATAGGTACCTATGCTCATTTTACCACTCCGGTCCGAATTCATCGGCCTCCATGACTAAATCGGTTAGGTGTCGAATGAATATAGGATCTTTTTCTTCGTCAAACCAATCCAATTTGTCGAATTCTCCCAAAACAAGTTGATCGGCCATATCGCTGATAGCGCCCCAAGACATAGATTTAAAATAGCGCTCAGCGGCTTTTTGGTGCTTGTTTTGCTTCCACGATCCGTTTTTTGATTCGAGTATCGGTTTCATAGCCAACTCTCCATTCTATCCATATAGATTTGGTCATCGATCAGGTCTTTAGCGCCTTCTAGCATGGTTTTGAAAAGCTCATAATCCGTGTCGCCTATCTCGGCATCGTCCATCGCGTCCAGCCAATCTTGGACTGTGCCGATTGAGATCTCCGGTGCGAGCAAAATTCGACAAGGATTTGCAGCGTAGGCATAAACAGTTTCCGTGTCGATATTGGCAACAAGCTCATGATCAAGCGGCGCCTGTCGAATTCGCGATAAATGAAAAACAGCATCTTGCTTCGTCATTTTAGGCCTAACTCTTTCGCACAATCTGGACAATAGTCATATTTATATCTAACGCAAAAAGCGCCACTTTTTTCATGCTGTCCATAATACCAACCGGCTTTTTTGGCTTTTTCTCTCGCAGCGTTTACGCTAAAAGTATCTCTAGCGTAAAATCTAGCGCCGCATTTTTCACCTTCGCAGATTATAAAAACTGGTTTAGAGTAGGTCATCTTAGGCCTTTTTCCTTTGCACAACGATGACAATAATCTTTACCTTTAGAATATACCCAAGATTCTTCTCTTTGTGCGCGTATTCGGGCTATTTCTACAGTGGTAGACATACCGTTAATCCAGGCATAACACTCGACTCCATCGCACCATAATGTCACATTTTTAGTGTAGCTCATTTTGTTACCTCCTGTTAGGTTATTTAAATCAGATTTAGATAGCTGTCAAGTCTAGTCGTCAATTAAAAAGCTCTGATAGAGCAAAATTCCGTTTTCCGGATCGACCTTATGGACGCCATAACGGAGCCTGCCATCAGACGGAAATTTTCGATAGAATTTTTCAGAAGCTTTTTTGACGTATTTTTCTAAAAAATTGATAGTTCTAGCAACAAGGTTTTCATCGTCGCTAGACAATCTGACTCCGAGGTATTCCATCCATGAATCGCTACGGTCTTCGCAACGCTCTATTTTTATTTCGCTGCTGTCTATACCGGTTTTTCCTGTTGCCTCACTGACAGCGTCTTGCAGCGCCTCTATTGAGAGATTTAGCGCGTAGAACATGTCTCTCGCCTTGAATTTCGGATTTAGTCTAATTTCTACTCCATTTATATGCATTTTGCTACCTCCTATAGAGGTATTTAAATCTGATTTAGATTACTGTCAAGCGCTAAAAAATAATTTTTTCCATGTCGTTTTTTATTTGACAGCGGTTTAAATCCGATTTAAATACCTTGGTAGGAGGTAACGAGATGATTTGCACAATACGAAATAATTTTCATGGCACAGCAAAACGCGTTAGACTGCGTACAGGCGTCAATATGATAGCAGGCCGCAGATTGCATGAATGGAAAAAAGCATTGTGCTGTGCTGATTGCTGCTGTAGTGGAATTGGCGGTTTACGTGGCAGTCTTGATGCACCGGCAATAGTAGATAAAAAAGGCAATACCGTAGAGTGGGACGATGATAATTATGATAGAGAAGGCAACCAATTCATTATCGTCTTTCTATATGATTAAAATAGCGAAATATAGGCTGTCTCAAACATCCAGTGACGAAGCGAAAGGAAAGTAAAATGAGCACATACGAAGTAATTTACAGCCCACAAAATCCGAGACTTCGCACGCGGACGTATTTTTCCAACAAAAAGGAAGCGTGTGCGTTTGCACGGTTTTGCACGTCAGAGGCGAAAAACGCGATCCAAGTTGACGTCTTGAAGGATGGCAACTTCATCGCGTGCCATTATGGTGGACCAAATCCAAGATTGTCTTGGCTTTAATTGACCACCATCGGCGTCATCACTTTTGTGGCGGCGCTCATTGGCGGCCAATTTCGGTCAAAACGAAAGGAAAGCAAAATGGAAAAAATCACCAAAATCAAAGCTATCAAAGAGTTTTTCGAAGCAGACGGTGGCAGGCCGGTCACGATGAACGAGATGCGCGAGCTGACCGCAGACGACAGAAACGAGCTTGGTGTGCTTGCGGCGAAAGCCCTCGGAAAGGGGCTTGAGGTAAAATAAAAGGCTTCTTTCGGCGGAATCTATTAATTTAGGCGCCGCCCATAAGGAGTCTTTTAAAGAGGGGGAGTAAAATGACGAAAGTGGAAATTATAGGTGTGCAGAGAAAAATATGTCAGGCTATAATAGACGCGTATCTTTTTGGCTGTTTGGAGATTACCGAAACAGAGCAAAAGATCGTATTGAAACTGAAGGCCTTCGATAAGCCACTCAAAGATTGGCACTTGGCTATACTAAAGGCTTTTATCGAAAGGATGAAAGATGCGGATAATTCTGATAAACTCAAGAGAGCTTCGGCGCGAAGCTGACGCAAGCATAGAAGGAGTTTTCATCCCAAAAACCGCTTCTTTGGTCGCCATAGCGGAAACCGAATACGGTCGAGGCGCTTTGTTTCTGATGAATTCGGTGTATCGGCAAGCAGTAGAAGGTGCGCTTTGGGAGGTCAAAAAAGAAGACGTGGAAAAAGCGTTCAGTGAAGTATCTAAATGTCCGGCCTGCGGAAAGGGCACTACTAACGTAGGCACTTTATGCGACGGATGCAGAAAACTTCAAGAGGGTATTGTCAACGCTATCGGCTCGCCGAATGGAGTTAAACAGACTATTTCGTATTTCGAAGAGAGTTTTAGGAGATTTTTTGTATGACAAAGTTAAAGCCATTTTGGGCTAACGTAAAAGCGACACCAGATCAACTTGAGGATATTGGCATAGCTAAAGGTTTTGTCGAAGATGTTTTGTCTAGACCTGTTCGAGTAGTAAAAGATTGTTTTTATGATTTTTATATGGTCAAAGATTATAAAAATAGATTATGGACTGTAGATAAAGAGTTTGTAGAGAGGATTTTCGATTCTTTGGGGGTTGACTCGGATAAAAATCAGATTTAAATAGAGACAGCATGCATATTTCAGCTTCACAGATAAATGGGTTTCTGATGTGCCAACGTATTTGGGGTTGGCGCTATCTTGATAGACTTCCAGGTGCAGACAGCCGCGCCACTGCGCTGGGAAGCGAATGCCACTCAGACGTCGATAGATATTTAAAAAGTGGGAAGCTGCCTGACGCATCTCGTGTTTGGAGTTATGAGGATAAAGATTATTACCCCGGAAAAATAGCTATAGAGTTGATCTATGGCCTGAATAGGATAATAAACATAGATTACCTCTGGAAGTATAACGCGCAGTTTGAGCTTAAATTCAATGTCACACCTTATCAAGTTAAAAAATATTATAATTTAGATTTACCCGCCGACGTAAATCTTACGGGTATCTTCGATGTTGCGTGGGTCTACGACGGTGTCAATATTGTGGATCACAAAACTTCTTCGGATCCTGCGAAATGGGGGAAGAAGGCAGACGATTTAGAAGACGATACGCAAAGTATATTATATAAATTTTGCGCACCTATCGCTTTCAATTCAAAAGGAGCCGGCGCGCGATTTTGGCTAAATTACGCTAGCACCAAATATAAAAAATCTGGGTCTTATTCAGTGGGCGGGCAACTTTGCGAATACGATAAAATAAAAAATGATTTTGAAGAAAAGTTACTTCCTGTTATAAAGCTTATGGCAGAAATAAAAAGGAATAATTTAAAAGCACTTGATTTACCACCGGACCCACATTCTTGTGACTTGTTTTTAGGGTGTGGACTAAAAAGTGTTTGTAATTTGACAAACGCAGAAAGGATAGTTGGCTATATGTCAAACGGAAATTCAGTATTGGATAGAATGCGGGCAGCCGCTGCATCGCAGAAACAAGGAAAGGTCGTGGACGATCAGAAAATGCCTGAGGAGCAGCCGGAAGCGGAAACAAAAAAAGGCTCATTGATGGACAGGATCAAAGCATCTCAATCGGTGAATCCTCCCGAGTCAGCATCAGAAGAGCCGCAAACACCGGAAACGGCGAAAAAAGAGGCCGATGCTCTTGAAAAAGAAACTTCCGGCAGAAGAGGTCGCCCAAAAGGATCTACAAAAAAAGGACGTGCGGTTAAACCGCAACCTTCGTCGTCTGTCTCCTCAGATGCTACTGACGAAGCCGATTACTCTGGCGACAGTGAGGTTTCGGCGGCACTGGGCTTTCTTACGGGCGTGGCCTCAACTACCGCGTGTGATCAAGATTTGATCAACAAAGCGGCCAACGTCATTAGAGAGGCTATTCGGTGAAATTGAATTTCTCCACGCGCCCGGGGCCTTTGGCAGGCTATCATTTTAAGCGCATAATAGCGCTGCCTCAAAGAGATCCTGATCAACTAGGCTGTGATCTGGTCAATCAAGTTACCTCCATTCTGAAAACAGATCAAGGCGAAATGGTGCTATGGCCGCTTCAAGCACTTGCTCTTTACGAGGCGGCTATGCTGGACGGCATCTTTTGCGGGTTGCCTGTTGGTCAAGGAAAAACCATCGTCACTTTTTTATTGCCTACCGTAATGAATTCTAAAAAAGCTTTGCTTTTGGTTCCGGGCGCGCTGCGAGATAAAACTTTCTATGACTTCGAAAACCTTAAAAAGCACTGGATAGAACATACAGATTATACAATTGCTAGCTATGAGTATGTATCTACTCACCCAGATTTTATTAACGAGCTAGGTCCTGATCTGATAGTCGCCGATGAAGCGCATAATCTTAAAAATAGATCTGCCGGCTGCACTCGAAGAGTTATTAGGTATTGGCGCACAGCGGGAACTTGCCGATTTGTCCCGTTGTCCGGCACCGTTGCTACACGTTCGTTTTACGACTATTGGCACATGCAGCTCATAGCGTTACCCCCCAGAGGTGGTATACTTCCTGACGACTACAAAGAGGCAGAGCTTTGGTGCCAAGCACTAGATGTTAATCCGCCTGTGCGCGCTGATTTAGGTGCACTAGAATATTTTGGTGAGACACTAGAAGAGGCCAGAAAAGGCTACGGCAATTTTATAAGGCAAGTTCCCGGTGTAATTTTGGCAGATAGCGTCGACATAGGCTCTTCAATAGTCTTAAGTTTTGTTGATGCAGAAAGCGAGGCTATCTCTCGAGCATGGTTTCATCTTGAAAATTATTGGCAACTGCCCAACGGTGATTTTGTTTGCACAGGGCCCGAATTTTATAGGCATGCTCGAGAGATAGCGCTTGGCTTTTATTATGTGTGGAAAGAGCCTCCACCGGATTATTGGGCCGAAGCAAGATCTATTTACGGAAAATTTATTAGAGAAAAGCTTAAATATTCTAGAAAATACGACACTCCTTCTCAAATAGACGAAGCTTTTGCCGGTAATGCGGAGATAAAAAACTGGAAAGCAGTAGAAAAAGATTTTATACCGGAAACAGTCCCGATCTGGTTTGATTGGTCGGTTATAGAAAGCGCAGCGGAATTAGCTCTAGCAGATGAGAGTAAAGGCAAGCCCATGATTGTGTGGTATAAACACAAAGCAATAGGTGAGGTGTTGAGCACCGTTATGCCAACATTTGGCTCACAAGGACGGCTGATCAACGGGCACTTGCCTATCAGCCTTCAACCGCGAGATAAAACAATCGCGGCGTCCATCGGAGCTATTTCAGAAGGTTTTAATCTGCAGCAATGGTGCCGAAATTTTATTTTATCTCCACCGGCAAACGGCCGAACTTGGGAACAGCTCATAGGCAGAACTCATCGATCAGGTCAAGACGCCGATGTTGTCGAAATAAACATTTTATCTACATTGAACTTAGCTTTTGATGACTTTAATAAAGCTTACAGAGATGCAAAATATATACAGAGCACAACCGCTCAAAAACAAAAGCTGCTTATGGCAGACATAGCAGGAGGCTATAATGGGAATCTTTAAAAATTATCAACTGAGTCAAGTAGGATTAGTCGGCAGCGGACGATACTTCAAAGAGGGAGAATACGTAGTCAGGATAGAAAACACAAAGATGGTACGCGAAGGATACAAAGGCGACTCGATTATTATCGAAGCTGAAGTACTCTATGCAGAGAGTAACGAAGAAGATGCGCCGCCGGTAAATTCAATTGCTTCACAAGTGCTGAATCTGAGTGGAGACAAGACAAAGACGACGATGTCTTTAAAGAACTGGATGGGTTTTCTATGCGCTATCGCCGGTGTGGAGGACACCAAAGCGTTCTCCGACGAAGAGTGGGACGAAATGGCGACAGAGGCTATCGAAAACAATGCATTGAAGGACAGTATTCTGAAGCTATCGTGCTACACAACTACTACGAAAGAGAATAAACCGTTTACAGCGCACCGTTGGGCTCCGCAACCCAGCGACGAATATTTGAAAAAAGTTGGGCTTATCTAATATGGATCCGTGCTTAAAATGCCGTTTCTATTATACTAGATACTGTTGGTTATTAGGCTGCATAGCGTACTAAGGAGGAAATTATGGACAAAGAAAGAGTGATCAGAGCCGCCAGAACTGCGCATGAAGTAAACAGAATTTATTGTATGGCGCTTGGAGATGACTCTCAGCCTGAATGGGAAGATGCTCCAGCTTGGCAAAAAGAAAGCGCTTTTAACGGTGCTAAGGCTATTTTGGCGAATCCTGATCAGCCGCCGAGAGCGTCTCACGACAACTGGTTAAAAGAGAAAATAGAAACCGGTTGGAAATACGGTCCTATCAAAGATCCGGATAAAAAAGAGCACCCTTGTATAGTAGACTATTATAAATTGCCTGTGGATCAACGCAGAAAAGACACATTGTTCACATTGGTTGTAAAAGCTGTTCTTGGTGTCTAACCTTTAAAGAGAAAAACAATGCCTAAAATATACCGTGCCGCAGATAATGAAACGTTTCTTATAACAAGAAAACGCCCACTGCCTAAAGTTGTATGCACCGCATTCTCTGATGACGGAGAAACTTCAGAAGTACTTCGCCATAGTGATTATCTTGCGGCGTGGTGGCATGAGCAGCTTACTAATGATGATGTCGTGCTTATCGGCCTTAACTTCGCTTATGATGCCGGAACTGTAGCGGCAACTTGGCCCGAGCTTCTGCCTTATATTTTTGAAAAATACGAAAAAGGTCTTATCACTGATGTTGGTATAAGGCAGAAGCTTTGGGACATAGCCGTTGGCAGAGCGTTGTATAGCGATGCGGTAAAAGAATATTCTCTTAAAGATTTGGCTGAGCTTGTCCTTGATTTACGCATGTGGGGCAAGTCGGACGGTTGGAGGTTTCGTTACGGCGAATTGATCAATACACCGATAGCTAAATGGCCTCAAGATGCTATCGAGTATGCGAAGCAGGATGCCACAATAACGCATAGAATTTTTGTTGAACAGCTATCGGGGCAGGATCAAATTGTAGGAGAATTTTATTTTGCGTATTCATCTTTTTGCCTCACTTTGATGACAGCAAGAGGGATGATTACAGATAGAAAAAAAGTAGAGGAATGCAAAGCTCGGTTTGAAGCTCAGATGAATGAGCTGCTTCCTGAACTGATCTCTAGCGGTCTTGTTATCAAAAAAAGAAATGGGAGTTTTGAGAAAAAAGTAAAGCCTGCTCGAGATAGAATCGAAAAAGCGTGTAACGAAAAAGGGATACCTATTCCTACCACTGAAGCCAAAGCGACCTCCACTGATATAGTCGCATGTATTCTTTGCGGCGACGAATTGATGCTTAAAAGAGCTAAATACATAACCGCGGAAAAGATGCTTAGCACTTACATAAAAGTGCTGGAGCTGGGCTATGACGCTCCTATAACAACGCGTTTCAGCATTGCGGCTACCGGAAGAACCACCTCGGCCGCGCCGCGTAAACCGCTTGAAGGGACTAATCTGCAAAATGCTCCTACGAAGGGAGGCATTCGAGAAACTTATAAGCCTAGAGAAGGCCATTACTTCTTAATCTCTGATATATCTGGTGCGGAGCTTCATACTCTAGCTCAAACATGTAAAGATATTTTAGGCTATTCTGTCCTAGGCGAGCTGCTTAACGAAGGCGTCGACGTACACCTATACGTCGGTTCTGTTCTTTTAGGGATAGGCTTCGAAGAGGCTAAAGGTTTATACGAAGAAGATGATCCGCATGTTATTAAAGCGCGCCAAAATGCTAAAGCGGCTAATTTCGGTTTTCCCGGTGGAATGATGCATAACACGTTCAGGTTGACGCAAATTAGAAATACCGGTAGAGTTTGGACTTATGAAGAAATAGATACTACGCGGAAAGCCTGGCTTAAAGCTCTATCTGAGATGGAAGAATATTTAGAATACTGCAAAACAGAAGCAGGCCCTAGAGGATCTAAAGTTCAAATTGAGCTGGCCAGGACTGGAATGCTTCGCACCGTAGCGGAGTTTACGGTGCTGGCGAATCATAGATTCCAAGCGTCGGCAGCTGCTGGTTGTTTAGCAGGAACACGCGCAATCACTAGAGAATGCTATGCAGGAGACGGAGCGCTGTTAGGAGCTAGGCCTGTAAATTTGATTCACGATGAGCTGCTGTTAGAAGTCCCTATTCAATCAGATATTCACCAATGTGGAGAAGATTTGAATAGAATATTCTCCGAACAATTCAATAAAATGTGCCCAGATTACCCAACAGACGCGGAAGCTGTTGCGTCGTCGGTATGGTCAAAAAAAGCAAAAAGAATTTTGGACTCTAACGGTAGATTGAAAATATGGAATCCAGAGGTATAGAATGTATATTATAGGTATTGATCCGGGAAAACACACCGGCATAGCAAGGATCGATAATAACAAAGGCCTCATTGAGATAAATAATTGGGCAGAAATAATAAGAAAAAAAGGCGAAAGTGAGGAAAGCCACGCTAACAGAGTTTTGATGTGTCTAGAGAGTAAGGAGTTTAGCTACTCGGAAAAAGTTATTATAGAAAAGCCTCAGTTCAGAGCTAATAGCCCTTGTAGAATAGAAGACATTATGTCTTTATCTTATTTCACAGGACTGATTGCCGGTAAAATAGGAGAGGTAACCAGAATAGCAACGGTAACACCTCTCCAATGGAAAGGAGCCGTAAAGAAAAAAATACATAATGACAGAGTAGCAAAAATGATGATGCTGCCTTCAGGGCTTAGCGATCATGTCATCGACGCGTACGGTTTAGCGCTGTACGGAGCCACAGGAAAAAGAATATGAAAAGCGATAAATTCAACTGCCATTTGAGCATTCCTCGTGTATGGGATTATTATACGCAACTTGGTAAGCGGATGGCAGGAAAAAACCCAACTGATTTAGAGCGCATTTTCCTGGAAGCTATCGAAGAGTATATAGAGATAACTCCAGGTATCAACGAGATAAAACTGAATGATCTTCTATCTACTATGAGCAAAAAAGACATCATAGATTCGCTTTCTTCGTATTTCGACCCATCAGATTTAGTTGAGAAAGGAGAATGGAAAGTTGACTGATTCAGAAATTATTTTAGCTTCGACACAAAGCATAATCGCCGAAGCGGTAATAGAAGCGAAAGATTATCTTAAGCTTCTAGACGAATTCAAGATAACAGACGAGGATACTTCAGCCTTAGCGCTGGAGTTAGCTCAAGAAGTGCATGAAAAACATAAAGAATATGACAATGCGCGGTTAGAGCTTGGGAGGCCCTACGCAGAAGCTAAAAAAGCAATCGATGAGCTGTTTAAGCCGCTGCTTAAAACCTTATTCAACGCTAAAAACATAGCTAAAAATAAGGTTCACGCATGGACAGCGGCGCAAGAGGAGGCTAAAAGAAAAGCTATAGAGGAAGGAAATTTTGAAAAAACCGAACTATTAGCCGAAGCTGATGTCAAACAAGAAGTCACGTTAACACCCTGCTGGGCTTGGGAGGTTTCTGATTTTGACGCTGTTCCTAGAGAATACTTATGCGTCGATATTAGTGCTGTTAAGATTGCTATAAAAAACGCAGTAGATCCGAGTAAGCTTAATATACCGGGAATCAAAATCTACCAAGACACTAGCTTCAGATTGCCGAGGAAAAAATGAGCACATTAGAACTTTTCATAATGACGCTTATGGCTGTGTCGCCTAGGTCTAAAATTATGAAAGACGCAGATTATAGAGCCGAAGTAGTATCAATTATAAACGAAGCAAGCACCGCTTTCGCTCTAGACAAATTTGACTTAGCAAGTGTTTTCTATTTCGAAAGCAGCTTTGACTATACTGCTGAATCCAAGTCTAAATTGAAAGAATACGGACTAGGGCAAGTGCACGGAAAAGCGAAGCGCGCATGCAGCGCTGCCGGCTATACGTTGAACAATGTGCAAAATCAAATATATTGCACTGCATATCTTCTCTCAAAACTACGTAGTGACTGTAAAGGATCGATGACTCGAGCATTCTATAAATACATGTCGGGGAACTGCCGAGGAACGCCGCGCGCGAAAAGGATGCTTAAATACAGAAGAAACAAAGCAAAAAGAACGCTAGAGAGGATCAAAAAATGAAAAAGAAAATATTGGAGACCTATCGTGACGAGATAGAAATACAATCGAGCACTCTGCAGGAGGCTCTTGTTAACGGCGAAGGAAAGCTTGTCGAGACGCCGAAACGGACTTACCTTCAGATCCGCATACCGGTAAGAACGCAGCTCGTGAAGGACGCCGCCGAAAGGTTTTGGGAAAGATAGATAAACGCTCCTGTTTCCGTGAAAGGAGCATCAAACCGGAAACAGGAGCGGGCGTCAACGCCTAAAGCGCCTCCACCTCAAATTCAAAATATCTTTGCTTGGGAATGCTTATGACAGAAGAGTCGGAGAGCGTTATGAAAAAAACGCCATAGTACTTGTCTTCTACAGCTAAATCGCCGGCCTCCCACGTATGAGTGACAATACCGTTTGCGGCGTCTATGGAAGCTGTTCTGGATGCGATAACAGTTGACGCCGCGCCTGAATCGGAAACAGTCAACAGCGTAAAAAAAGCGCTGGCCCCCGATAGGTTCAAAGGCTTTCTGGTCTCTTCTCTTTCTATCTGCACTTTCAACGGTTCAGGTATTTCGCCTATCTTATAGACGAAAATATTTTTGTCGTAGATCTCTTTTATCATGGCAGCAGGCTTCCTTTATGCTGAAAAGCGCCATCCGGGCCACGAGCAGTAAGCCAATAGTTCCCGGAGAAATCGAAATCATTTACGGTTAATTGCTGCTCATCCGAAGCCGAGAATAGAAGTTTTGATCTATACCAAGTAAGCCCGTCATCAACCGAATAGAAAATACTCTGTTCTATGTAGGCCGGTGTAGTTGTTCTGAAATGCCCAACCCAAAAAGAACCACCGAGATATTGAATTTTCTCTAAAGTATTTTGGGTTGCCGTAGAGCCAAAATCAAGAGCAGGCACCGTTGCGTCGGCCCAAGTAGATCCAAAATCGTCGGTATACATGATCCTCAACAAATCATCTGTGTCTGATTCGGTGCCGGCAACAATAAGCCGCCCCGTATTGCTGTTGATGTCTAAACAGGTCGGCACAAAGTTAGGTTCTTCTGTTGCAAAATCATACAGTTCAGTGCCTGACGCCAATGTTGTGTCGGAAAAGCGTTTCAAGCTAAAACCGGCTCCGCCGTGGCCTATCCCAAACCACAGGTCGTTATCGATCCCGTCTATATAATGCGTCAGTCTATGACGAAACAGTACCGAACCTAAACCCGTTACCGCGGCAAAATCCCCGTAGAAAGACGGCGACACTAACACGGGACTGGACAGTGAGCCAGTTGTCAACAGAAGCTGATTCTGCGCCACTAGTTCTGTATTTCTTGTGAATACTCTAGTAGGGCCTGCCACTGCTGGTATGCTCCCAGGGAAGGACAGCATAGCACCGGACGTTACGTCTAGAGTTGTCTGCAGCTCTATACCTACAGAATCATCGGATCCGGCATACAACGATATTTGAGTAGGCGAGGCTCGGAAATAGTCTAGGTTGAGGGGATAGTCAGTACCGAAATCGAAAGAGGCACCTTGGTACCAATACTGGCCGTCAGGCGAATAACGCAGATAGCCCGAAACAGCATTAGGAATAGCTACCCACAAATTTATCAAGTTTAGCCATTTTATGGCTTTAACTTCAAAAGCCAATTGAGACGTCTCCAAAACATGAGAGCCTACTGCGTGTCGGGCCAACTTAACTTGATTTCGCGTTATTCGATTGAAAAACCAGTTCAGGATTCCGGGAGGAAGAAGTTGCTCGTAAACAAACCCTTCGTTTATATTCCCGTCAGGAGCCTCTGTCATAACTGAAGCAGGACCGTATTCTATAAATGCATCTGCATCACAAAAAGTTTTCATCGTCTATCCCTCGCAAAACGACCTCCGGTAGTTCCGGTGACGTCAGCTAGCCCTTCTGTTGAGCTGTACTCTGGTGTAGCGTCTTGAGAAGCGAAGCGCAGAGGAGTATAAGTTTCGAAATATACGAACACCAGATCCCAGCACATTTCCCTTGCTCTGTTGAGAATATCTATAACTATATCTACGTCTATCGCCCCCCATGCGTCTCTAGATTCTACGATTAAAGTCATAGGGTGCTGTGCATATATTCTGTATTCTCGATCTTCAATAGTACGCAGTATTGTGTATAATTCTTCTATTCTTCCGTTTGATCTCAAAGTCAAAATCTGCGCGCGTAGAAGTGCTTTATAGTCTGTATCTGACAGCCCTTTGCGCAAAGCATCAACAATTCTGCCGAGTAGGTCTAAAGTATATCCTTCGCCGTATTCGATTGTATACTTCACCCAAACATCTATAAGCGCCTGTTCGAATTCTTCAATCTCTTCGACTTCGGCTGCTAAAATTTGCTGTATGCCGGCAGCGCTCTTGTATTGAGTTTTTAAATTGCCGATCGCTTTATTTATTCTGTTACCGTTTACTTCGGGAGGAGGCATCTTACACCTGCACAGCAGTCACGTCTATATCGTCAACGGAACACGATATAGCATCGTTATAAGCTACTTCAATGTCATCCGATGTTGCGGGTGGGTCTGCCAGACCAATAACGCAGGTATCCAAATCATAAACACCGGCTATGAAGATAAAAGACCCAATCACTTTCTCATAAATTATTTCGTCTCCCACATGAAGACTGTCGATATAAGCTTTTACGGCGGCTTTTACGGCGGCTACGCCGTCAGATCCTGCCCATTCCGTAGTCACTCTTATCTGAATAGCCGCATAAAAATCTCGCTCGACAGGCCGGTCAATTCGTATTGTATGAGGCACATTTGAACTGTCGGTAACTACTATAGCGGTATCTCCCGCTGTTCCGGCACCGCCGCCGGCGCGTTCTGCAAAAATAGCATCGGCTATGTCTTCGTCCGCGCCCCCTCGGACAATAAAACGCACAGAATTTCTAGGCAGTAGTCCTTGAGGAATATTGTTCTCGTTTTCAAAACCGACTACGTCAATAACATTTGCAACTCTAGATATGGCCGCTTTTACCGCGGCTAAAGTGCTAGATCCCGCGCCGGCAAGTTCTCTAAGTCTCTTGTCTCTAAATTCTTCGTCTTCTTCGGGAACTGTTCCTAAAGTGTCTTGCGCAACCAGATTTGTTACAGCCAACCAACCAGGCTCAGAGACGTTTATTTCATCCAGTTCGCCCACATCTACGGCTATAGGACCTGCTTCTGTAGCGGAGAACCATACGAAGAAATATCCTCCTGAAGCGTCCCCCGCCACTTCCGTTTCAGAAGCGAATCTAGTATTAGGCTTTCCTGTTAAATTGGCGATAGCGCCGGCAGGCAAGCTTGCGTTGGGCTCTAACTGCACTCGTGCGTATACTCGAGTATAGGTATAGGTCGATTTATAGGTGCCCGTTAGCGCCGCTCTTTGCTCTAGCGTCCAATCCGAAGCTTGATTGGGGTCGAATGCCGCTTGAAGGGCCTGTAAAGCTTCCCACATGTCAGCTATCTCTAAAGATATTGCGGCTATTTCTACACCGTCTAATGAATCATCAGATAGATCAAGTTCCGGCGACACATTAGTATAGACTCTATTGTTTATAGACTCTCTTATCTCCTCAAACGTCTTGCTAGTGAAACCGGAACTTGATACACCCGCCATAGTTTACCTCTGCTATTCGAAAACAACGCAATCAAGCATCGTTAAAATCCAGTTATAACGTGCTCGGTATTGATTCAGAAATTGAGCGTCTGTGTGCTTGGGGTCTCTCGGTGCGCCGTCAATCTCAGAAAGCTCCACCTCTCTGATGTCTTTTTCTTTCAAAGTGTAGACAGGAAAAGTTACTGTGCCTTTTCTCCAATTCGAATCAAGATCGTTAAATCTATCCCTGAAGGGTTTTAGTTTTTTCGACTCTTCAGCGAACCAAGCATCTTTTTTATCTTCTGGCATATCTTCGGAAAGCTCTTGAGCCGCTTTTATAAGCTTATCTTCGGCTTCTTTTAGGCTTTTTGCCGGTAGACTGGCGTCTATTTCGGAAGCCACTCGGCTTTCTTTTATGGCTTTTCGGATAGCTTCTAGATTTCTCTCCAGCGCGTAAACCATTTTTTGGTTGCCCACACCCCTAAGGGTAGATCCGGTTGTGTAAATTACTTGGGCCTCTTCGATTGTGTAAGTTTTTTCCATTTTTGCTCCTTATCCTTCAGAATTAAGCGGAATTAATAAATCTTCCGCGTTCAAATTTATAACAGCGTTTGCGTACCATGTCGCCGGAGACCACGATACTCTAGTGCCTAGTATAGCATTATCAACGTTCGCCGCAATCCTATAATAAGACCCGTAGGTTGCATTAGAAAACCATGACGAATTATCCAAAGAAGACGCCGAAACATTAACAGTATCAAATGGTTGTCCGTAAGCTATGTCGCCAACTGCAGCGGCTCCGCCTATCTGCATAGCGCCCCAATAACCAAGCGGCCCAAAATTTCTGCTGTCTGATGTCCCACTTGTTCCGGAAGTGCCCCCAACAGTGTGGTAAGTGGCGCGCGTCAACAAATAAGCTCTAATAGACCTTCTTAAAACAGCATCACCGCTCGTGCTCAGTCCGATTGTTATAGGGTAGTTGCCTACGTCGGGAGATGGCTGCCTAAAAATTCTAACCTGATAGCGAAAGCCTATATAAGGTTCTCCGGTATGCTGTATTCCGGTTATCTCTCTATAATATGGAGGGATTTGACTATCTAGTTGATCTCCATTCCGTGTGGGATTCCAAACTAGGCTAGGGATATGATTATCATAGTCAACAGCGGCCGCTATTACTACGCATATCAGCATCAGATCAGGAGGCGCGCCGGCAGGAACATAACAGGGTACAGATGATCCTCCAAGGCTTTCTGTAATAGCGTGAATTCCGATCATGCTGTCGGCACCTGCGGCAAAATAGTTGCTCTATAGCCCATCGATGTCCCAAGATAGGCAAGTGATATAGTCGCCGACGTCCCTGAATAGATAGTAAAAGTAGATGAATCAGGATCTATGGAACCTTGCCACTGCACATTAGCAGGAAAACCGCTAATTGAGAAATCTCCGCTGGGAGATTCAATGTCTATAAACAAATTAGGTGTAACTCCCCTTGGCGCAGTGAAAGATACCGATGTAACCGCGCCTGTTATGACGGCTTTTTGCACCGCGCCGTTTGTCCAATCCACAACAAGCGTGCCTGCAGCATAAGTTGCTGTATAGGGCGCTGCACCGTAAGACACAGTTTTTGCGAAAGTTATATCGGTCCCGCTTACGTCTATAGAGCCGTCATCTCCTGACGCATTCATGTAAATAGTCGTATGCCAATCATTCGCCGTTGTGCATCGTATCTGCGTTTCTACTCTAGCCGCGTGGTAAGTTGGCGGAACACCGTCAGCATCGTAATGAGCAGACAACAGCATCGCTTTAGTCAGATAATTATCGGGATTCGTGGCAAAGCGTCTGACCGAAACAAGACTGTGCGATTCGTGATCAGCAGTATCTTCTTCGCAAATCATAGATAGAATTTGATTATTGCAATAAAGTCTATGCCCTAGTAAATACTCCTCATCATCATAATCGCTTACGCCCGCATAGTTACCGGCTATGCCTGAAAAATTAATATCGAAAGCTTCGGGCGCTATACTGTTATTTGCGATGTTTACTACAGAATCTATTCCAGAGGTAGTCGCCGATATTTGCTGAATATTCAAAACACTGTTTTGCCCCGTATTCTGAATTACAACAGGCCCCGTATCGGCTGTTATAAGCGCCCCTACGCCTGCCCCTCCCTGATCATAAGCTTCGTCTAAAGTATTGCCTTCTGCAGAAGCTAAAATAGCCCCAAACAATGAGCCTTCTGAGCCTAGCAGTGTCTCTATGGCAGACCATTCAGCAGCGCTAGCAGATACACGTATTCCCGGAGAAGCCCACGTGCTGCCTGCTCTATTCGCATCAGATATAGACGCGGTGTTATTAAAATACAGCCTTCCTGTGCCGCCGATAGCTACAACTCCTCCGGTAACAAAACCTGCGCCCAATGTGCTCTGTCCGGGAAAACCGGCACCTATTGTCAGCTGATTATTAGCATCATAGGTTAAGTAATTAGTTTGGAATATAGAACCGCCAGCAGCACCGATCAAAACTTGATTTTCCGCTAAGCCTCCAACTCCTATTTCGATATTGGGTGTAGCTACATCAAGCACGATATTCGAACCTACAGTGAGAACTAAATCGCCTGCCAGCGTGTTCAAAGACGTAACTCCACCAGCACCCGAAGCAGCGGCTTGAATGATAGCACGAGCTATAGACCCTTCGTAACCTATCAGATCTCGGACAGCCGTCCATTCTGCCGGGTTATCTGTCCAAGGAATACCTGAAGACGCCCAGCTGCTGCTGGCTCTATTCGAATCTGTTATATTTTGTGACGCCAAATTAAAAGCGCCCGTCATAGCACGGCTGCCATTATGCATAAAAGCGTAAGCGTGATCTGCTGAATCAGCTAATCCAGTCAGCGCACCATGGTCAGTCACTCCCGGGGTGCCTGCCAAAGCGTCTTTTTCTAGAACAAATAAATCTATTTCGATGTTGTGAGAAGCGTTTCCGGCGCTCGAATGATACAATCCGGCAATAACTTCATCAGAACCATTTATATAATCTTCCGGACTATCTACGGCTACCTCATAGACTTCCCAAGAATCAGACAAAGTAAAAGTTAAAACTGTATCCCAAGTAACGGTATTTATATTGTAGAGTCTAAGAGCTACTGTATGCGACACACTACCGTTGTAACGAAGATAGGCTATCAATTTTTTAAAATTGCCTACTCCTGTATATGTAAATTGTATATCGAAGCCTGGGGTTGCGGCTATTTCCTGCACATCATATAAAGATGCGTCTCTATAGTTATAAGTTCCGGCTACCGTTCCACTGTTTAAGATGCCCGCAACTAAATTTACCGACGCTGCCGTATACCAAGGCCCTCCGGTTATAGCGGCTATTTTGAAACCAGCGTCTGAATCTAAGGCGTCTATTACTATATTAGCACCTTCCACTATTTTTTGGTGCCCTACCAACTGCTCATCGTTGTCGTTAGACGATATAGAAAACAATCCAGAATTGGCTATTTCTATATTTCCGGTTGTCTGGGTTAAAACAATCCCGTCTCCTGCGGATAGTGTAGGCGCTCCAGTAAGCGGCGTCTGTCCTTGAACGCCGATTGACTGCACACCAGAAGCTGATATAGCGATGCCGTGAGCGCCGTCACTGAGTGTTATGCCTGAGCCTGCATAAAACACGCAATAATCCGCCCACAAAGGGCCTCCATCGCGCTGCACATAAGAAAAATAGACAGGTGATATGCCTGTTTCTGGGGGCGTAACCGAAATAATATTTCCCGGTGTGCCGATGTCATAAACATCAGACAAAAATCTAAAAGTGGCCAACTCTTCGCCGGTATCGCCTTGAATCAGACAATTGACAACTAAATCATCCAGACGGCGCGTTGCTGGATTCAGCTTGCCCGGGTTTATGTCGATTACTCGGATGACGCCCTGCGTCGCTAATGACATCTCACGGAAAATTTCTTTTATGCGCCTATTCGAGTAGCCTTTTATGAATATCTCTTCCCAGTATGGGATCCCGCTGTTTTTATCTATTACCCATTCGCCTTTTATGGACCGCGCTCTTATTCCCCACCGTTGGCGAATAAGGTCTGATCCGGTAACAAAAACACGCCTGCCATTGCTCCACACCCAATCATTATTTGGGCCGCTCATAGACGCAATAGTGTTTGTCATAGCCCTCTCGCTTTATCTTGACCGGCATCCGTAACAGAAAAATTGCACGAACATGCTATAGGCGTATAAGGAGCACTGGTTTGGTTCCATACTCCCTGACATGTTCCGCTGTCGTTAAGACGCATAGGTGCTGCTCCTGAGCACCTGCAGCTTACAGACTGCGCTAATATGCTGCCCGCGCCGGAGACAAACGTATAAGACGCTGAACTAAAAGGGCAAGCAGGCGTCCAAACAGAAACTATAGAAGTTGTCGCAACCCGAGTGCCGTCCGCTCTGACGTTCGTATCATAAGTTTTAGTCAGTCTTACATCGGATATGACTACGTCTCCAGAATAGACCAGATCCGGTGGGCCTGCTATATTATCCAAGCCGACTTGAGCGCTTTCGTTTGCAAAATAGGTCATGGGTCTACCGTAAAATTGTTGCCGTTCGCCGAGAAACGCCCTGAAGGTGCTAAATCAAAACTTCCGGCACTATTCTCAGCAGTTATAGTACCGTTCTCCTGTATAGATACTGCTATTGTCCCGTCTACTGTTCCGACAACCAAACCATCATTCGGAGTCGCCAAAGCGTCTGTAGCGGCATCTCGAACCATGCCGGGAAAGAATATAGCGCCTGTTAAGGTATGCAAACCTGAATCGTCGGGCACTTCTGATCCTGATCCGGCGCGCCATTGGCCTAACGAAGTTTCTGAAAAAAATACCGCTCCTTCTGTGCCTGCTTTTATAGGGAAACTTACATGAAATGTGGCATCTCTATAACACCAAACAGGCACATTCTTCAAAACACATATCTGCTCCTCGGCCAACCCGCCGTTCTCGTCGGGAATAAGACGTTTAACATCTAAGCGCACATCAACATATTTTCCGTTTACTGCTTGAACTGTGCCTGCGCGCATAGTGTGAAGATCCAATCTATCCGATTCGATAGCGGCTTCGATAATTTCTATTTCGTCCGGTGTTATCGTCATATTCTGGTCGCCTCTACTACGTTTCTCCACTCACCATCGGGATAAGTGCCTCTGTACTCAACTCTAACGCATCTATAAAAGCCTTTCACGTATTTAGATGAAATTTCTACCTGTCTACCTGGAACTATTTGAGGATTCATATTGCAAATAAATTCTAGATTCCCTCTGTTGTCAGACACAGGCGATCCTACAAGGCCTGTATCTTTTGACAAAACATAAGCTACAGAGCTTAAAGTTTTGTTGGCCTCTAGAACTTGAAACTGCTTGTTTTGGATGCTCCACTCTAGGCCTGAGGCCAACATTAAACGCCGAAGCTCTTTTTTAGAAGGACCACTTACAGTGACACCTTTCACAAATTTTTTTCTTTTTGTGGGCAAAGCCCCTTTCTTCAAAAGCTTTTCTAAATTTCCCAAACCTATACCTCCCATAGATTTGGCAACTTCAAGAATTACTGTCTCATACGAAACACCGGGAGCAAATGACTTATTGACTCTCGATTTTGCCATGGAGTCTTCGCCGTCTCCTGAAGATATAGACATTATCCACTCTGTATTTTGCTTAGTAGGCGTTATCTCCCTGGCTTCCCCTAGAAAAATCACTCCAAAATTCTCTTCGTAACCGGCACTGAGCTGCACTGCAGGCGATTTTTTTAGAACCATAGACAGCCTTCGGCCTTCTGAAACATTTGTTATGGTAAGCTCCAGCGAATTGGGAGAGGTATCTTTTAAAGTCCTTACTACAGTAAAGCCTAAATCTAGATCAGTAAACAACATGTCGTCTACTATAAGTTCGTATTTTCTGCCGAAAATTAAACTCATAGCTGCGCTCTCAGTGCTAAAATATCTTCTCTAGGTATATACAATAGAATAGAAGATATTCCCAATGTCAATAGGACAGGATCTGCCGTAGACTGCGCCAAAAGATAAAGTTCTCCCTCAGGGCGCTTGGGGTCCCTAGATTGATTCAACGGATAGCACCCGTTGACAAGACGATAAGACTGCGCTCCCTGTATCTCTTCCTCATCTTCTGTTAATACGGATAAAAACCAATGTTGATCATATTCGTTCCAAATAAAACGAAGTATGAAACTAACTCCATCTAAATTCTTCTCTACGTCGTAGTGCCTGGAGCCGTCAGTTTCAGTTTGAACTATCTCTATCATATCAAAAACCCAAAAACCCGGTTACGCCTCCAGCCAATCTGGACAGAGTAGACTGTTTAGCTTTAGTATCTTGCGCCTCATTCGCGTTCTTATTCGGCTTTTTCCCTTTGCCTTCAGCTTTGCCTTTTACTGTGTTGCTTTTGGGCTCGGGCAGAGTAAGCGCCGCTGTCGTCTGCGTAGCAACAACATTAAGTTGCTTAGCAGTCACAGAAAAACGAAGTACAGTAGTAGATTCTCCCGGCCCTCTTGTTACCGAAAATTTAACTATAGCCATAGAAGGCAGCGTCTCTAAAGAAGTTTCAATATCTATTATCTTTGATTCATCCCAATAACTTTTGACAGTATGCCACGCCTCTATAGCCGGATTATTTTCATTACCTACTCTGAAAGACTCTACTAGCGATTTTCCCGGATAACCATTCTCTATAACTACATCAGACACTTTACCGTCGATAGATACTACTCTAGGCTTTTTGTAGATATGATCGTTCGTATCAATCTTGCCTTCTACGGGAGATGAGGTCACATCAGAAGTAAGCTCGTGACTCTCACTCAAGGAAGCCGATACTCTAACATCGCCTATTGTGACGACAGGAGAAGCGCCGCGCTGAGCTTTTATATTTTCGTAGGGCATTCTAGCTGCCTTTTTTCTGTTTTAGAGAAGCGAGTGCTCTCTTGTTTACGCGCTTCATAGCGTCTTCTACATTAGACCCTATCCGCTCGGGCGTTATAGATTGAGGTCTATCAAAATTTAACTCTACAGTTTGATTTATTTCGTCTCCACCGTAGTTCATAGATCCTATAGAAGACAGAGGAATATTTACAGGTATAGAGCCCCCAAACTGTTTACCTGCTGGCGCTTTTATAGAAGATCCTACCTGCGATTTGCCTTTAGCTCCAGTTTCAAAACCAAATCCAAATAAGTCAGCCGCGGACTTAACACCTTCGGCTACCATATCGATGAACTTGGCAATTTCATCAATGACGTAGCCTACAACATCAAAAAGCCCTTCAAAAAATGAGATCAAATCTTTGATAGCAGGGGCAAAAAATTCCCCTATGGCCTTAGCTATTCTGACTATTATAGGTATAGCGGTATCTACAAGAAAACCGAAAACAGGTTTTAAAATATTATCATACAACCAACCTAAGCCGTCTCCTATAACAGTTAAGAAAAATTTAACATAGGGTATAGCCGAATTGACAAAATCTACTATAATTCTGCCTAGTGCTAACCAAAATTCACCTGCCGGTTTCATTACATTTTCGTATAACCATGTAAAACCGTCAGCAATGCCCCTTATAAATGCTTTAACATAAGGTGCTGCAGCTTTTACAAAATCTTGTATGGCTAATTTTATGGCTTCCCATATTATCAAACCATCAGTTTTCATCCACCGGACAAAATCTGAAAACGCCTGCTTCACAAAAGCGACTGCTTCTTGTGCGCTCCCCGGGCCCCAAAGCCAATCAATAACACTTCCTATTACTGATTCTCCTCCTTCAAACATCGTCCAAAGGTCATCAATAATAAGAATCAAAGCTCCTATAGTCAGTATTAAGGGCAGAAAAGGAGCCAGCATTTTTATAGCAAGCACTGCTGCAGCGGTACCTAAAACAGCAAAAGCAGACTGAACAATTTTAGAGTCGGCGGCGACTTGTTTGAACCACGTAACTACTCGAGAAAGAGCGTAGACGACTTTCCCGGCAAACGGTATCAATTTAGCGCCGGCATCTGTTGCCATTTCTATAAATTTCGCACGTAAAGCTTTAGAAGCATTCGCCAAAGAATCTGCGGTTTTTATCGCGTCCCCGTGCGCCAGAGCAGTTTGATCCATCATATACCGGTAGCGGAGCATAGTTTTATCCGCTACCGACATTGTTTTTATGTTCCCTTTTATCCTATTCTCTAGCATCCATGCTTTCATGGACGCTTCGGTCATTATCACACCAAACTTGCGCATAGGCTCAGTTTCGCCTACTAGCCCCGCTCTGAGCGCAGTCAAAGCGCTTTCATCGGCGACGTTATAGAAACTGCCCAAGTCTACGGCAAGCTCAGTCAGAGCCTTGGACAATTCGGCAGCGGCACCGGCATCGCCAAGCATAGGATTCAACATAGCACCAAGGCTACCTGCCATTTGCTCCAGCTCGTATCTATTACGGCCTGCGGCATCTCCAAACTCTTTAGCCCAAGCTTTAACCTCATCAACACCGTCGCCAAAAGCGGCATTCATGACGTTCATATTCTCAACAACCGAGCTGGCTAAATTTAATATGCCGAAAGTGGCGTCTTTAAAGAATTTGATGAAACCCAAGCTAAGGAGCGTGGCCATAATGCCCCCGGTTTTTGACGCAAAACCTTGGGCAGCTTTATCCGCTTTTTCGATGTCCGATTTATTTAATCGCGCGCCGAATTCTATTAATAGGTCCCGAACAATCATTTTCTTCTAGCCCTAGCTGCCTCTTCTCTAGATTGAGCCTCTGCTAGTTCATACGCATCTAGCGTAAGATGTGCCGCCGCTATGTCGGCAAGGGACCATTCACGTTGAATTTCGATGAGGCTAACGTTGAAGCGGCTCGATGCTGCGATTCTGAAGAACCACCAGTCGATTGAGATGGGGATTTCAATAGAGACGCCGCCGTTCCTTTTGCTGCTTCCAGCCAAACTCTTGCCGTCTCTAAGTATCCGAAAAAATCAGAGTATTGCTCCTTTAGGCACCACAATAAAATGCGTGCCTCCAACGCTAATTTGTTGTAAAAATTCAGCTCTCTATAGCCTTTCTTCAGCTCAAGTTTTCCTCCCGAATCTGTCTCTACCCAAGTCCTGGATAGAAACGCCTCTACAAGCGCCTCATAGCCGGCAGCGTTTAGAGACGAAGAAAAACCTCTAACCAGACCAGAAATAGATCCCGCAATAGGCCCAAGCATCGCCACGATCATTTTGGGGTCTCCAGTATCCAGCTCGAGCGCTCCATCCGGAATTGCGGCGTCTTTTATGCCGGAAAAAGCTTCAGCCACAGAAGGCCCAAAAGTCTGTTGCAGAATCATCAACCACTTTCGAGCTTCGGTGGCTGCCATGGGCATAAACTCATAAGTATCGCCGTCAATTACCGTAGTTACAGGTGTGATCATCTTTTTGCTCCTTTCAGATCACTGCTATTGAGGGAACAGCAAATCTCCCTCAATGCTATTGAGATGTGCAACGCGTAACGTCCATTTGTAGGAAGTCACTTCGGAAGATATTTCGTTCTCCGGTCGCGCCTTGATCCAAGCGTTGTCTGCCTCATAGAGAGCATTCCCGTTGCCGTCTCTGACCACAAGAGGCATAATTAGGACGCGCCGCGCTTGAATGCCTTCATTTCGAGCCAAAGACAGCTCCAAATTAGCTTTAGCCGATTTCATCAACGTAAACTCAAAATCGGCTCGCTGATCGTTGGTCATGGAAATAACAACCTCTCCGTCTACACCGTTTTCGTCTGTAGTGTCGTCGGCGGCAGGCGTTATTTTTATGTAAGTGCCTTTTGAAAAACCCCGAATCTGAATATGCCCCCAAAGCACATCCACATCAGAAGGGTTAACAACTTTAACATTCGGTTCAAAGCTCATGACTGCTCCTTACACCCGCAAAATGCCGGTAAATCTAAGCGCATGAATAGCGCCTGCAAGCCTGCCGCTGAACGCCAAATCAGGCAGAATCCTATCTATCCTATCGGCCTCCAAAATATCGGATATTTCAGGATAAGTAACAGAGGGAGCTTCTTCGGTATCGTCCAAGCCTCCTCTAGTTACTCCCAGTTTCAGCACCGCACGGAATTCCTTGGCGATCATCTCTTCTCCGGCGCGGGTGTACGGGATTTTAGCCGCATTGCTGAACAAAGTAGCAACAGCTTCTCTCAATCTGGCGAACAACCAATCTCTGAAGATAATAACGTCTATCCACTCTCCGCCCGAAGTCTTGGAATTTTGAACCCAGTCAAAACCTCCCTCAAGCGCAGCGTAATAGAGGCAGTTATTCTGCACAAAAGACGTTTCAGCATTTCCACTTATTGTGTCCGCGGTTACTGCAACAGTCTTAAATTCAGCAGAAACACTGCCCGGATCATACGGCAGTATTTTCCCGATAAGAGCAGCGGCCAAGTTTTTAGTTTGGTCACCACTAAAAGCGATAACTGTTCGAAATAGGTTAGCTGCTTCACACAGATAAGATGCCGATGTAGTGGAGGCAGGATCTTCTTCATTGTTGTTGTATGAAGTTCCCCAATACATAAGCTCTTGCGTTTCAGCCCAATTCCCATTGGCCAAATTTATAGCGGCGCTTGTCGGCCCCGCCCAAGTAAAAGCATACCACGTTCGATTTGCAGCTCTGATCGCCGCCAAATCTGTTGCCAAAGTAATGTCGACGGGTGCCGGTGTAGCATCCAAAAACTGAAACTGAGTTTTGCTCATAGATTCGAACGTCCACATTACATTATCGGCATCAGATTCCCAACTGATAGTATCTGTAGCCGAAGTAGAAGTTATACCGGACACCACAGTAAGCAAAGCATTAAGCGCCGTAGCTATATCTGTGGTAGTCTGTCCCGCAGTTACTGTATGCGAAATTGTGGTAGGCGTGCCAGTAGGATTTCTGACCACGAAAGCATAAACTTGACCGGTATAGGGCGTGCCTATAACCTGTATAGAGCCGGCCTGAGTGAATGTGCCGTTTTGCTTACCTACAACTACTTTATCCGGTTTCCCTGTAGTTGCGGACAGCATAGACGACACTGCTCTGTAAATAGGACTAGTTGCCGGAATGCCGTCAGTAATCAACTGATTCAACGCAGTGGAGGTAGTATAAACACGCGCCGCATCAGAATAGGCGTTGTGGTGCCCGAATACCATGCCTACTTTGAAAGATTTTGTAGTGCCTGTTAAAGTTCCCGACGTAATAACACCGCTTATAACCGATTCGAGGCTCATTATTCCTCCTCTGGAATGATCTCCTCATTCCACTCAAGTGTTGCCGGCAAACCTAGATCAGAAGTAGCTTCAACTCGCTCAATCCAACCTCCCCGGGCTGCCTCATCACACTCCACCATAACAGTGTAAACTAAAAGTTCAAAAACTGCCATATCTTCTACACGATTATCTAACGAAAAGGGCCTGTCTGTGAGCTGCTTGAATTCGCCTATCGCCAAATTATAGGGCTCTAAAAACTCACCCACAAACCACGGCAATTTCACACGAGACATGCCTTTCAAGCCTGCTGCCCAAGCACTATGACTAGGACGTTGATCTCTAGACCTAAGCGTTACTTGAAAACGCAACTGAGTTTGCCGAATAGCTACTTCTTGCCTCGGCGTGACACCGTCATAGGCACTAATATCAACATCTCTAATTTCTACGTCATATCCCTCTACATCTCCGGCAAACATAAGATCTAGTCTGCCCCAAACATCGCCCGAAGGCCTGTAATCATTTATTTTTTCTGTTCTTCCGTAAACCACTCTGCAGCCGAAAGCCCACTCTAGCCCTTCTCGTAATTTTTCTAATTTTACATCTAATGTGGGGTTAAAAGCATCTTCAGGGAGCGCCACACCTGCAACCGCAGACCATATTTGATGCCCGGTTCGGATAGAAATAATCGCCGCATTTTCTTGGCTGCCAGTAGCCGACCAATCTTGATACGGAACCTGGATATCTATAGTGCACGCGTTTACGGGAGAACTTCCATAAGCATCCCAGCTCTGACCGGCCACTACAATATCAAGCGCGGCTTGGTTGCTTTGCGTTCCTTCTGCGGCGAAGGCCTGCGGACCAACATTTATAGATATAACTGCTTGATTTTCTTGGGAACCTGAAACACTCCAACTCTGCCAAGGTACTTCTGCCTCCAAGGAAGCCGCATTCGCTTGCTCTCCTGATAAAGCCCAAGCTTGCCAAGGCGCCTGAATAGCTACCACACAAGGATTTGTGCCGGCTTCAGCGGCAACCGCCAGCCATTCTTGGGCAGCTACCTCTATAGCGATAGAAGCTTCATTTTCCTGAAAGCCTTCAGCGTCCCACGCTTGAGGTCCAACTTCTATAGAAATAGCCGCTTCATTCTCTTGTGCGCCTTGAGCAAACCATAATTGAGCCGCCGAAGTAATAGCTATTGCTGCCGTATTACTTTGCGAGCCGGACGCAGTCCAACTTTGAGAAGCCACGGTGACAGCAATCGAACACGGATTAGTAGAAGCAGCAGCGGCTTGATACGCACCAATAGACGGGTTGGACGCGGGCCTATCATTATTCAAAACATCAAAATCTTGATAGCCTGTGACGCTTACTGATCCACCTTCAGTGACCGATGTTGGAGATGATCCCGTTAAATCGTAAGGGTCGTTACCCGAACCGACAAAAACAGGATCAGCATCAACCGAATTGGATATAGTAGCTATTCCGGATATTCCATTAACAGCTAAACCGTCTACATCGCAGTAATCAACAACTCCCGCCGTATCTGAAGACAGTATCTGAGAGCCTGCGCCGCCAGCTCCCGTGTTTCCCCAAAAAATACAATCAGCTATATAAGGATCTTGACTGGTCTCAACTCCGGCGCAATCGGTATCTGATGTGCTATTATCTGCAATTGTACATTGCACTATATTCAAATAGCCGGATGCTGAATCAAAACGAATAGCACCGGAATAGTTGCAAGTATTCCCTGCTACCACGCAGTTGTTCAACGTTAACGCGTTCCCTCCGCTGTCTACGTAGATAGCAGAGCCGTAAGGAGCGGCGTTTCCAGTCAACCAGCAACGCCGAAGCACTACAGGCCCGTCACTGCCGAGAGCATACACTGCTCCGCCTAATGTACCGGTATTATCCGCTATAACACAATCTTCAATCGTGACTAACTCTGTCCCACCGGCATAAATAGCAACTGCGGCTCCGAATGATCCAGAATTATCATGAATATAGCAGCCGCTAAGCGTCATAGTTGCGTATTCATTGCGAATAGCGCCGAATGAACCGCCAGTTAAAGTATGAAATTCACAATCAGTGCAAGTTAGAGTTGCCGGATCCGCTACTCTAACACCGGAAATATCATCAGATCCTGTTGATGCAGAATTTCTGAAAACACACGTATCAAATGTTATATCTCCCGCACTGAAATTCCCTAAAGGTGCCGTGCTGAATGAATAATTATAAACTTCTAGCCTACTAATAGTAACGTTCGCAGATAGATCTAACGCTCTATAGGCCCCCGCATTACCATTTAATACAGTATAGCCTGTACGCGCAGGAAGACTATAACTTGTTCCGGTTAAAGCGGAATCAAAACCAAAATGAATCGCACAATTAACAGCGACAGTAAAAGCCGCGGCCATCGTATAGCCTGCATGCTCTTTTACTAACCCCACATCGTCTGCAGACAATCCGGCAGTAAAAGCCGCAGGTGTTTGATACGCATCTTCCCAAGAAGTGCCGTCATTACTCCCTGTAGCCAGGCCGAAATGTCCAAAGACGTCCGCCATTTATTTTTATGCAGGTGCCGCAAGCTGCGTGATAGTGGGCGCGGCGCTAAATGTAATCGGAACCGCGGTTTGCAACGTCAATGTTGCCAGCTGCAAATCAACTCCGGCAGTAACGCCCACAGTAAGCGTATAGACTATAGTGCCGTCTTTATCTACAACTACAGCGTCCGCAGCGTCCCCATTCGCCGAAGGATTTATTTGATACCCAACCCAAGATCCTTCTCCTGCAGGGGCCGCTACAGTAGCAACTCCGGCTATTGCATCGCCAACAGCATCGGTGCCATTCAAGTTGATAGTACAAAGCGCCGCTTGAGCTGCCGTTCTAATCACTAGCTGAGGATTAGCGCCGGCTCCCGCGTTCAATAGTACTGTTACCGCGTCGCACGCGGCGTTTCGCGCATCCGTAGACAATGTTGCCATATTGCCCTCTCATTTCTCCACTCGATAGTCTATAGCCTGAACTAGTTGCCCAGTAGCTAAAAGGGGAGTAGATCCTTGTCCTTTTTTATCGCGCTGCCTCTGAGTGGACGGAGCTAGCGCCGGCGAAATACCGTCCTTTATGTTAGATTTCAAATCGTCTCTTATTTCAGTACCGATCAAATCAGGAACTGAATGTATATTTCTAAGGCCTCTAAAAGATTGGCCATACCACTGAGAAGCATCTTTTATATACTTAGCTTTTTTGCGGTCAAAAGGCTCACGTAAAAATGACCTTTGTGGATCGCCAAATTCCTGATAAAAACCCGCCTCCACATTAGTTATTTCTTCAGAAGTCCTGTCAGCGTCTCCCTCGTGAATACCGATTGTTATTTTTACCTCAGATTTACGAAGGAGCGCTAAAAAAGCAGAGCGCCAACCAGGGCCTAAATTCATGTTGTGCTCCGCTTTCTAGCCGCTGCTATTTTGGCCAAACGAGAAAACTCAGCCATATACCAAGTTTTCCCTACCTCTAATGCTGCTTCTTCGGCGGGCGGAGACATTGCTAAAAAATGAGCTGCTCTCAGCTTTATAGCGTCGTCCGCTCTATCACCGAAAGCGGCCGCATTCACAAACTTAGAAGCTAACGCAATTTTACGCTTTATCAGATCAGGAGAGGCATCCGAAAATTCCGGATAATCTCTCAAAAATGTGGTAACGGTCACAGCCATTAAGCATCTACAGCGACCTTTTGGGCCTCATCTAAAATAGCATCGATTCTCTTCTCACACAAAGCCAGCAGCTTAGTATGGCCCTCAAGACCTTCTTTCACTTTATCGACCTTGTCGATAGTTTTGATCTGCGCAAGGAAAGCCTCAAACTCGGCAATCGGCCTAGACGCCCAAGACAAGTTCAAAGGATAGGCCTCACCTGCGCGAGCAACCTCTAGATTGCCTTTGCGCATTGCAATGATGATCCCTTTGTTCTTCTTTTTAGGCTTTTGGCCGGAAGGTGCTGGCGGATAATTTTCCTCTGTCAGCCTACGCCAAAGCTCAACAGATACTGTGTTTTCGCCTGGCGTAAGAAATTTGCCTGCCTCCTCTCCTTCTAAAAGACCTTCAAGATCTCCATCCTGAGAAGGCAGGCAGTAAGCAGCTTTAGTTTTATTCAAGATAACCAGCGTTTTAGGTTTTTCTTGAATTTTATTTTCGCCGCTTCCTTCGTTAGCAAACTCGACTTTCATTTTTGCTCCTTTTCGTCTCCGCACAATTTACAGAC